AGACCGCCTCCAGTACGGAAGAGGCAATCGCGTGCGTACAAGTGCTGGACAGGGCCGTGCGCTGGCTTCAGAGGGTCGAGACATCGCCCTGGGACGAAGATAGAGATAAGAGGCAATAATGCTCGTGTCCATAAGTGACCTGATTACATATATGGACATCTCTTTAACAAACAGACAAAGAGATGCCGCAGAAATGGTCCTGCTTGGGCTTCAAAGTGAACTAGAGGGCTACTTGCGTAGACCTATAGAGGTTGACGAATTTGAAGAAGTTCACATAATCGCCGGCGAATTCCGGTCAGTTCCTCAAGCCTCATTTTTCTATGACTACACGCTAGACACAACCGGAACAACACTTCCCTACATGCTGACGCCAGCTACTGTTTATCTTCGTAACACCCCAATAATCTCCGTTTCTGAGGTTTCCCTGAGAACCCCAGAGGGTGATGCTGTTGTTCAGATGTTCGAAAGAGACTACATAGTTCACCGTTATGGAATTGACATGTACCGGGCCATGCCCAACGACGAAGTAACCGTCACCTACACAGCCGGTCTAGACGGGGACCAAATCCACGTATTTAAACTCATGATTCTTCGCGCAGCTACACGAGAAATGCAGAACATGCATGACGACGTCGTTGGCGTAAAGGACCTCAATCCACGCGGCGTTGCCCCAATGGAGACTGGATTTCTTGAGAAGGAGCTCATGGCAATCAAGCGCTGGAGAAGGCGTCGTATCGCATGAGCGACAAGGTAAAACTGTCCGTCAGCATAGACATCGGAAACCTTGACAAAAAGCTTTTCAAGATGTCCTCACGGGCCCTGACGATGCTTCCACTACTTCCGGAAGCCAAGACGCGTCTAGAAATGTCTAACGCTGCAAACTTCGCGTCTAACGGGCTTCTGGCGGGCGGATGGGCTCCACTGGATGCCCAATATGGTTCATGGAAGGCAATTGCGTTCCCTGGTGCTCCGCCAATGGTTAGAACTGGTCGGCTGTTTTCAAGCCTTGCAAACCTCTCTAATACAGCCCTCCGCATGTCCAATACCGAGTTTGAATTTGGAACTACGGTTTCGTACGCCAAGTTTCATCAGATGGGGACAGAAAAGATGCCCAAGCGTCAAATAGTTTTCGTTCCTAGAAAGTTTGCCGAGTGGGTTGGCTCATCTTACGCCTCTTGGGTTGTACAGGGAGAAGTCTCATGACGCTGGAAACAATGTTTGGGGCTCAGTTTGCTAAGCAATATGTCAACGGGTATCTGGAGAAAGATATTCCGCAAAGAATCATCAGATACAGAAACTCATGGAATCTCGACTCAACGGCGCTTCCTTCCCCGGAAAAGTACATAACGTACGAGCCACTAGCTCTCGATGAATGGCCAACAATTATTACTGTTGCCATATCGACAAAGAGATTTGAACGAGAAAACTACGTTGGCAACAACGACCCGATGTACACCGTCATCTATGGAATGCGTACGTACGTCTGGGTCAGAACAGAGGGCTCAGAGGCTGCAACGCTAATGAGAGACCAGCTAACAACGGTTGTCAGGTCTGCCCTTCTTGACCACCCATGTTTGTCAAGGGCATACACAACAAGAAGCGCAAAAATACTAGAGGAAACATTAACAGAAGAGTTTTCTGAATTAACGCTATTAAAGGGTGACCGTGTAATGGCTGGTGCTTATTTAGGTTATGATATAGAGCTAGAAGAAGTAATTACGCGTGAACCGTATGGGACGCTTAATGAAATAGACTTTACTGCAATGACAATGAATCAGCTAGAGGCCTAAAGTTATGAAAATTTTTAAAACAGCACAAACTTCACTCCCCGGTGATTGTGAAGGAATGACGCAGTATGTCAACGAGACAGGTGGACCAATTCAGGTCAGCTCCACAGGAGACTACATCGGTCCAGGAGAAGCTGTAGTTTCTTTTGAGAACCTTCAAATAAAAATAGCTCTCAAAAATGGTTTTCTTGCTATTTACGATTTTTCTTCTTCTGAAAAAGAAGTTGCATCAAGTGATGCAAAAACTGGAAAAAAATACAAGAAAGCTGATTCTGCGGCAGAAGTTGCCGAATTAGAAATCACAGAAATAGCGCCTACTGAAGAAACAGCAGAAGAAGATTCAGTAGTTGCAACAGAAACAACCGAAATCTAACTATAATCAGTTAGGTTTTATTTTAATAGTTCCATTTGGGACGGAGGAACAGTATGCCAGGTGTAGTCGTTACAACAGCAGTAAGAACAGGGCCAACAGCGGTTCAAGTCATTCCAACAGCTACTGCTTTTGTTGCTGGTGTTACAAGCCGCGGTCCTTCGGGTTCTGCGACGCTTATCTCTAGCTTTGCTCAGTATGAAGCGTTGTTTGGCGGTTACACATCCTCCGGTTATGTACATCAAACTGTAAAGACCTTTTTCGAAGAAGGCGGAGCACGCATTTACGTGTCTCGCGCAGTTGGAACAGATTCAGAATCAGCAACCTGCGTTCTTTTGAACAGTGAATCAACACCAGGTACATCCATCACGCTAACAGCTGCAGGAAAAGGCACATGGGCACACTCCGGTGTTCTTGAGGCAACCGTAACAAACCCAGCAAGTACAAGCTTTAGAGTTTCGATTTTGCTAAACGGTGCAGAGGTTTACACTTCAGGAATATACACCTCTGCAACAAAGGCTGATTTCATCAACGAAATCAACAACAGCCCTGTTGCTGCTCTCTACGTGACCGCAGCATCAACCGGCTCAACAATTCCAGTAGCTGTTGCTGCAAAAGATTTTAGCTCTGGTGACGATGGCGATACGGTTGTCGCGGCAAACATCGTCGCAGCGATTGGTTACTTCACCTACGACCTTGGCCCCGGCGCACTAATGGCTCCAGGTTTTTACGACTCAACCACCGTTGATGCTCTTGTTGCAAACGCAAACACCAACCACAGAGTGGCTTTGTCAAGCGTGGCAGCTGGAAGTAACGCCGCAGACGCAGTGACAGCTGCCTCTGCATACCTCGGTGATGAAAACTCAGAACACCTTGCGGTCTACTGGCCATGGGTAAAGGTGCCAAATGGTGGTCTCACAATGACAATTCCACCAGAAGGATTTGTTGCTGCCCGCAGAGCCGCTACACAGAACTCTCGTGGCGTATGGTTCCCATATGCTGGAGAAGCTGGCGCTGCATCTTATGTGGTTGGCCTCGAGACTGTTGTTTCAAAAGAAGACACAGACACTGTTGATGCCGGAAGCGTAAACGCCATTCGCATTGTTCAGGGAAGCCTTCGAATTTACGGAGCTCGCTCGATGTCCGCAGACACTGACAACTTCCGCTTCATAACCGGACAAGAAGTTCTTAACTACATCGTCTACTTGGCAGAACGAGACCTCGAAGCTCTCATCTTTGAACCAATCGATGGTCGTAGAACATTGTTCGCTCGTGTTGCTTCAACACTTACAGCAATTCTTGACCCAATCGCAAAAGCTGGCGGACTTTTTCCGGCTTTCGATGTTAACGGAAACCAGATAGACGCTGGATATTCTGTAGTTGTTTCAGACGCACTCAACCCAGTAACACAGCTTGCAGAAGGCAAGATTGTTGCCAAGGTTGGAGCACGCGTTACTGGAATAGGTGACAAGATTGAAGTCGAAGTCACAAAATCATCACTCACATCTTCACTGGTTTAATTGAGGTAAAAAATGGCAAAAAGAATTTCACAGCGGCAGGTACTGGCTGAAATAACGCCCGACGCTACTATGGGCACAGCAGGACCGAGAATTGGTAGCAATGCCGAGGCTGGAACCTTCTTTGCTCAGGTTTCGGGTGGAGAAATAACTGCTTCGGTAGAAAAAATTTACCTTGGTGGACAGGCTTTTCCTGAAACACTTTGCGCTCCGGCAGAAGTTGGTGACATTACAGTCACCAAGCACTACTCAGACAGCGAAAGAACACTCCTTCACCAGGCACGTCAGGTCGTTGGCCGCGCGTACTACACGATTAAAATCTATGATGCCGATTGTGATATAGCTAACTTTCAATCAGAGCGAATTTATTCAAAGGCTCTCCTTGTTGGTGTAACCGAACCAGAGGGTGACTCATCTTCCGGTGCTCCAGCAACATATGCGCTTACATTTGCAATCTCTGGTGTTCCTTCCCAGGGAAGCACCGCGACTCCTGGTCGATAAATAATACGTTCACTGCATAGCAGGAATGTCGTGATAGTGTTCACTTCATGACAGACGAACTGTATTTTATCCCAGAAGAAGAAACCCAAACGAGCGACTTTGCCGCTAGTGAGGAAACGATTCTCGACCAGCTCAAGGACGTTATCTCTAAAAAGGTATCGCGCCCAGAAATTTTTATTGATGTTCCTGAACGCCCAGGTGTAAAGCTTCTGATTAGCCCAAACATCTCTCAGAATCAGCTTCGTGCATGGCAGCGTAGTTGTGGTTCAGAGTCCAAGAATGGTCTTGATGCAATCAAATTTGCCTGCACCGTTATTGGACAAACCACTCGTGGTATCTACTTCAATGGTCAGGAAGTTTTTGAATCAGGCAAACCTCTTGGCTTCGCCTCTCCTTCAGTGCTTGCGATGACAGGGGCAACTCGAGCCATTCCTGATTGTGTTCAGACTTTCTTTGGTCTTGACCCCCACCTTGAGTCTGCCGCTCTTGCGATTATTGACTCGGCAGGGTACGGGGACACGATTGAGGCGGAAAAGGAAAACCCTACGAAATAGTCCTTGACGAGCTAGTTAAGGACTCGCGGATTATTTCCGCGGCGAGAATGGGTAAGGCCTTTGGAACTGACCCGGTAGAGATACTTCGCTGTTCAGAAGAAGAATGGCTAATAAGGCACGCATGTGCTAAAGTTATTGAGGCGGACAACGAAGAGCAGAACGCTGCGACTTAGTAAATAGGATGTCGTATGGCAGAAGTTGAAAACGTAGTTGTCAGGGTTGCTGGGCAAGGATTTGAAAAGCTATCGGCAAAGATGGCCGCCCTTGGCGCACAATCAAAGTCTCTCGACAGCAGAATAAACAAGACCTCAAAAAGTTTTACAAAACTAAATGGGTCGATGTCTGCGTCAACAAACCAGCTAAGAAAACAAGCTGCGGCAACGACCAACCTTGCTCAAAAACAACAAATTCTTACCGAGTATATGAATCGCGGTTCAAGAGGTTTTTCGAAGTTTGCTAAAGCTGCAAGATTTCTTATGTTTGCGGTTATTGGTTTGGGTATTGAGTTTGCTGTCACTGCTGGCTCACTAATGCTAGTTAATGCCGCGTTTGCTGCAGGTAATGCAATAATGAAGGCATACAAGTGGTCAATGGGTGGTGTAGCTGCCGCCGCCGCTGCCGTTGGCGCTGCTCTTGCTATAGCAGCAGCAGCTCAAAGAGAATATACAGCAGCCCAGTTTGCTCATACTCAAAAAGCAACACCAAAATTTGGTTCGGCAATGAACTACAGCGTGTCGATGCTGAGAAACCTAACATCAGATACCGAGCTTGCGGTGTTTGGCATTGAAAACCTTAATGCCGCGTTTGCTGCGGTAAGCAAGAACAGTCAGTTTACTGGAAAGTCACAGCAAGTAATTAGAGCTTTGAGAGACTTTGCCGCTATAGGTGGAGACCCGGGGAAGAACCTTGCGGGAATAGGTGAGTTTGTAGGTCTTCTTCAAAAAGAAGGAAAAGTTACCGCCAAGGTAAGTGCAGCAGCTCAGGCTATTGGCCCAGAGTTTGAAAAAGCCTTTAAGAAAATAAAGAAGAGCGGTGGCGGGGTAAACGAAATATTTAGCTCAATCTTGTCTGGCGACATGTCTGCTGCTGCTGGAATCACTGGACAGGCAGACCTAGTTGGCAATACCCTTGTAGGAACGTTTAAGAAGTATAAAACGATTCTCGTTGGCTTGTTTGCCGACATAGGAACACCTTTATTAGCAAGTGCAACAGACACACTGAGACAATCGTTTAACATCATTAAAAATGGCGTTCAAAGAATATCTCCAGGACTAACACAATTTGGAAAAGGCAGCCTTCTCCCAACAATCCTTAAAGCTGTCGAAAAAATAACAGAATTTACTGTAAAACTTTTTAACGAATACCTGCCCAAATCAGAAGGAATGCTTGGAGACATAAAAGGCTGGTGGCTTCAGTTTAAAAGCATTTTTGAAAGAACAAAAAATACACTCAACGAGCTAAGAGAGGGCGGCTCGATAGTTATTGACATGTTTGCAATACCTCTCAAAGAATTATTTAAAGGTATTGGCGAAAACGTCAAAGCTTTCGCTCAACTTGCTGTTGAAAATAAGGACGACTTTATAGCCTTTGGCGAAGGCCTTGGTGGCGTGGTCGACAAACTAATGCTTTTTGCCCAAAAGTTTAAAGAGGCGTTTGCGGCCGCCTTGCCAACTATTAACCAAATACTCACTATTGTTGAAAAAGTAATTGCCGCAGCTGCAAAAATTGTTGAAGTTATTGCGAAAATACCTTTTGGTGGAGAAATGCTCATGGGCATCGCCGGATATGGTGCGTTCAAAGGGCGAAGAAGTGCTCAAAGAGCTGCGCGGGCAAGCGGAGGGAAGGCTCAGAACAAGTACCAGCACATGGGTAACGCTGCAATGGCAATGATGGGAATGCCAATGTATGCAGGACAGGGTTTGTATGACTTTGACCCAAACACTGGAGATGCACTCTTGGACCCCAATACAGGAAGGCCAATATCTGCCGCTAGAAGAAATACCGACGCATCGCGAGCAAGAATAAAGACAGGAAGAGTTGGCTCAAGATTATTTGCTGGCGGGAAACGCCAGGGATTACTAAACGTAGCAAGTAGGATTGGTGGACAATTTAACCCATCGGCATCCCGGCAAATAGCAATGGATGAATGGACTTTTCATAACGAAAACATCTATGACCCCGACAAGGTAAATAGAGTTCCGGCAGGTACGCCGGGAGCAAAATATGACCCAGCTCTTGGTTACTACACAACAAAGGGTGGATTAACCGCAAACCCAAATCAGCTAACCGGTCGTAAAGCAAAAATAGGTCGTGCCAAAGCCGGACTAAAAGGTGGGTTTGGCATGGGTGGAATGGCTGCCGGTATGGCTATATCGGCTTTTGCTAACTCAGGTATGGCTCCCTCTTTTATGAAAGAAAACTCTGGAGCTATAAACATGGGCGCAGGACTGATGGCTATAAACCCAATGCTTGGTCTTGCAGCAATGGGTGGAGGAACTCTTTTTAATCTAATGAAGGGAACTGGAGCAAGAACAGCCGGAGGAGGAGCATTGACCGGCGCTGCTGCTGGCGCGGCAATGGGTGCATTTGCAGGACCTATAGGAATGGCCGTAGGTGGACTTATTGGTGGTGCAATTGGATTTTTTGGTGGTAAAAAAGCCGAAAGAATGGTTGCAAAAGAAGCAGCAAAAAGCGCTTCAGCAAAAAATATTGGTAAAGTTGTAAATAAGTTTATTGCGGGAGATACAAGAGGCGCAAAAGGTGTTGTTGGAGAGATGACCGCAAACGCATCAAAATTCAATGCGATGACAGCTTCCCAGCAAGAGACATACATATCTGGTCTTGAAAAAAGCGGTGTTCTAACAAAAACCCAAGCCCAAAGAGCCAGACAGAACAAAGGGACTTTTGGTGGAGAACTAGAAACAATAGCCAAAGACACTGGTGTTGTAACAAAATCTCTTACCAATTCTTTTGAAAACCTTATGAATGGTCTTCAGGGCTCTACAGGAATGGCGCGAGACGAAATACTCGACCTGGCCAAAAGCATGGGTGTAAACCTTTACGACCCAACATTGAAGCTAACTGACGCAATCAGTGGACTAGGCAAACAAATGGACCTTACTGTTGAAGGTCTAGCTGCTTCTGGAACAGATGCAATCCTTAGAGCAAATCGTACTTTTGATGACATGTTTAAAGCAGAAGAAATAACCAACGCAATGAACTCGGCAGGAAGGGGTATTTCACAGGCTGGGGGAGGTTCGCGTAATGACTACATCGACTTGATGCAAAAAACTACAGAATATTTAGCAAACCAAAACCCCGACAACCCTCTTGCTCAGCTTTACGCTTTTCAGGGAATGTACGGCGAGGGCGGAACGGCATTCACTGCAGGCAATCAGCTTTCCAATGTTGGTAGAGAAAATTTTGTTGCAAATGCAGGTCCGCAATATGAGCAGCTAGTTGCAGCGCAGGCATCAAATCTGGCCACAGACAGGTCGAGAGCTATAACGCAGCTAATGAACGAGGGTGGATTTGAATTCACAGATGGAGCAGCCGGTTTTGCCGGAATTAAATCACAACTTGAGGCTCTATATACATCTAAAGACCCAGCAGACCAGGCAAAAGCAAAGAATCTGGAAAATCTCCTAATTAGCGGAACTGGCCTTGGAGGTAGTGCTGCTGAAATAACACAAACTCTCACAAACCTTGGTTTTGATATATCTGCAGGCGGAAAGCTAAAAGAGAGCACTGCGGGTACTCTGACTGAACAGCTTACAAATCAGCAAGCCGCCCTCAAACAGGACATTGTAGCCGCAATTGGCACTGGGTTTGACGTCAAGCCTGACTGGTGGAATGGAACTCCAGCATGGTGGAACGACCCACCTGGCGACGACACATCATCTCCACGTGCTTCTTCCGTTGGAGACACTGTTTCTTCTCGTCTTGGGCGCACCATGTCAAGGCACAATTACTTTGATTCAACAATGACTGGCAAACGTACAGTTACATCAGCATGGAGAAACTATGGACTTGGCTCTCCTAGCTCCGACCACGTAACAGGAAATGCATATGACCTGGTTGGTCAAAACCTTGGCCAATATGCCACTACAATCAACAAAGCTGGCGGATTTGCAGAATTCCACGGAGCAGGCGGTTCAAGACACCTGCATGTTGTGCCTCCTTCGTCACCGGTGGGAGACTCTGGAACTTCAAGAATAGGACAAGTCGCGCCACCTGCTAACCAGCAACCAAGTGGCGGAGCTGTAACAATAAATGTGTACGCATCAGAAGGTCAGAGCGAGCAAGAAATAGCAAGAGTAGTTATGAATGAAATATCAAAAGCTCAAAGAAACTGGAAGGAGAGAAGATAATGGCTTTAGTAAATGGAAGATATACACCAGAATCAATAACAAGTATTTCTAGAAAAACAATTCCTAGTACAACAACGATAATTGTTAGAACAAGAATTCCAACCGAAGAAAATAAGAGTCTTTTTGACTACGCGACAGCCAACATTTCCATAGGGCAAACAGCTGCAACAAGAAAAATGATTCAAAAAGTAAACCCAGCTAATTTTTATGAATTTACATTTCCTCCAACACAGATTGCCTACGAAGGAATGGGTGTTGATATTCAAGAAATACCTCGTCCTCTTCTTACCCCATTAATCGACATAAGAGGCAGCAGGAACTATAAGGCCGTATTTGAGTTTCTTGTTGCTGAACAATTTGACGGCTTAAGTAAAACTGTAGAACAACAGCTTTCAACTCTTGAGTGGTTTGCAAACTCTAGTGAGCCTGTTTATTTCGAAAACTTCGATACTTTCTTAACAAACGGATATTGGTATATAGCAGAGTTTTCAATAAAAACAAGCAGGGTAAATACAAACGGAGAAATAGTTGCTGCGCAGTGTTCTATTGGTCTTCTTGAGTATCAGTCAACTGATACTAAATTCGCCAAATTTCCAAAAATTAACTACACTTCTTTGTCTGGTAGAAAAAAGGGAGGCGGAGGCGGAGGCGGGCAAACCGGCACTGACCTAAACCCTTTAGGTACTTCTGCTACGCAATCGGGTTCAGCAACAGGACCAACAGGACCTACTGGACCAACAGGCGCGACCGGGCCAAGCACCGTTGCGCCAGTGGTTGTTGGCTACAGGTGGGTCAGGGATATCGCTCCAAATCAAAACGATAGATACAAAAATGCATGGATTCAAAGAAAAGGAACAACTCAATGGGTTCTTTACTCTAAAACAGCTGCATTTCCATACAGCAATGGATTTATAGACTTATACAAGGCGACTGCAACACCTGAGCAAGTTTTAAGCACGGACTATAAAGGCGGCGTAAGGGCTAGCTATCTAAAATCTACGAATGCTCTAGCTGCGGTAAGCCAGAATAGGTAGACAAAATGTCCTACTCTGTCTCTCTTGATGATTTTTTTCTTGACTTTGAGCTTGCTTTCTCTCAGGGGGATTCGAGTATTTACGACACAGAAACTTTAAGAAAAAGCGAAACATTTAACAAATATGGTTTTGGTTCTTTAATACGACTATACGCATTGCCAGATGTTTTTAATTCTGGGAACATAAAACCAACTGTCGACTCAACAGAAGTACTTAGCTCTCTTGCAATTTCATATAATTACAATAAGGGGTTGACTTCAGCTTCTTGCTACGTAATAAAAGATAAAAATCTCTGGGTCGTACTTCCTTCTGTAATTACAACAGGTAAAACAGCTAAACAGATTTCTCAACAAGATGCTGTAAAAAAATATAAACGCGACGCAAAACATCTTGGCAAATTCAATAACGAGCAAAACGCCAAAAAATACAAGACGTATGTTGACTCCTATTTCGAGGCTTCACTAAAGGCAAGAGCTGGTTCCTCTGACACTAGAGCATTCGGTCCATATGTAACATCTTTTGAAGTTAGCTATTCAATAGAAGGAGCTAATCAAATTCAGTTTACGGTCATAGATAAAGACTATGAAATGATGGAAAAAAACTTTTTTATGAATCGCCGGCAAATTATGTACAGAGGTGAAATGTATGAAATTGGAGTAGTTGAGGTGGGCCAAGGCCCTGCCGGTTCTCCTCAGGTCACAGTAACGGCATGGAATGCTGCTGTACAAAAAATGAAACGCGATAAAAAACCAGAAAATTTATCTGGAAGCTCTGCCTACGAATACGCATTTAATGCTGCGAAAAAATACGGTCTTGCTTTTGTTGCGGAAAAACAAGGAAGAGTTCAAACCGTAAATAAGGGAAACGGAAACGACAGCGACGAAAGCGTTTGGTCGGTACTTCAATCTGCTGCCAACGCTGATGAATTCGTTTTGTACGTAATGGAGAATACGATGTTTTATGGCTCGCAAAAGTGGCTTATGTGGAAATTTGGTACAGATTCAAAATCAACAACTAACACTAAAACCAAAGTAACTACAACAAAAAAATATTCTCGTTTATATTTTGACCCGGGGAAGACTATTCCTGCCGACGCTCAAAAATTTCAAGTAGCCCAATACCCCACCATAAGACAGTCTGAAAATGACCCGCTTGAGGGGGATGGCACAATAGAGGTCTTCAAGCCAAATGGGTGCATAATCAGACCTGGACACACTGTTATTATTGGTCCCAAGCCAAGTTTGTTTCAAGGTGGTTACCTAGTAACCGAAGTATCTTTTTCAGAAGGAACTAATAGCCCAGTACAAATTTCGTTTAGAACGCCAGAAAAACCATCAACACAAACGGATACGCCGTAAATATTATGTCAATGTTTAATGCTTTAATAGGAACAGCCGAGTACACGAACCCTACAAAGGGTTCTTCAAAGCTGTCCAACCCGACAGCTATTTATATTGGAACAGTAACTCGAGTGACCGGCTCTCAGGTGATACTCAAAATACCAAAACTTAACCCTGTTTCAGAGTTTGGGCCGTGCGACGTTTACTGTCAATTTCCAGTAGTTGGAGAGAACGTTTTGTGCTCTTATATAGATGGAAGATATGAACACATAGTTGTTTTGGCTAAAAAAACACTATCTGATACGTCTCTTAGTGATATGGTAGAAAGTCAGGTATTTGGATAATGGACACACTAGGATTCCCAATACGTTTTAAGGATAACCACATAGTTTCGCATTATGAGGGAACAGACGACTACTACAATCAGTTGATTTCGCTTTCTCTTCAGACAGCACCAGGAGAAATAGCTTTAGCTGTTGATTTTGGAATGAAAAATATGACTTTCGATAAACCAATAATTTCTGGGATAAAGCAGACTTTAAGTTTTTATTTTCCTGAAATAACTGTTAGCAGTTTAAATATTTTTGCGACAAGAGACACCGCAGATTATTCAATAGAATTATCTTATACATACTAGGAAACCATGGCATCACCAGATTTTTCAGAATACGTAGACCTAACAGTCAATGACCTTCAACCGCCAGAGCTGTATGCCGCTGCGGTTGACTATGCAAGAACAGCTCTTCCAGAGTTTGAGCCTCGAGCGGGCTCAGTAGAGGACGCATTACTGCAGGCCTTTGCCCTAATGAACTCTCTCTATATAGCCGCAGCAAACAGAATTCCTAACGGAACGATAGAAGGTGTTTTGAGACTTTTGGGTCTTGAAAGAAGAGAAGCAGGCGTATCGACAGTTAATGCAAACTTTATTGTTCTGACTTCTGGAGGAACTGTCGAACAGGGAACATCAGTAGCGTACTTAACAGAAGAAGACGGGAACACGGTTCAATATCCATTCTTTGTTCGCGAAACAGTAATAGGCTCTCCAGGCTCATTCTCTGTTCCAGTAGTGCTTGAATCTACGGTTTTGGGGCCACTTCCTGCAATCCCTGCGGGAACTCGGTTTATAATAACCCAGCCATCCTCTGAGCTTATTTCATGCACTACATCATCTTCCCCAACGTCTGTAACCGCATCTGAAACGGATGAAGAATTTATACGACGTGGTGTAACTTACCTTGACTCCCTGTCTAACTCGCTATGCACTGCAACACAAATCGAGTCCTACATACTCACCGCGTACCCATCTGTTACCAGATGCAAGGTTTACGACCTTGCTTATGGTTCCTCAACATCTCCAGTATCAACGACAACAACACAAGCAACAGTTAGTGGAAGCAATATAGATGTTGTAATTGACTGCTCGGATGAAGAAGGTCAAATGTTTGCTTTCAACGATGGTCTCGGTCTTGATTTGGACGGAAGTTCTCTCTGGCTAACCACTCAAGAAATGCTGGGTAACGCAGAAGTGACAAAAGAGCTTTGCCCCTCGGGATTAGTCTCAACAGCCGGAGGGCAGACAATATCCATAGACTTATCTACGCAAGAAATAACAATTGAAGACATACCTGCAGTAACTGAAACTACCGCAGCTTTTGGACAATCAATGGTTCAGCTTGTTAGCGGACTTCAGTTTTCAACGCTTGCAACTGCTCCGGCCCTCAGAACTCCAGACGCAAGAGGAATGTATGTAATTTTTATATGGGGCACGGATGGTTTACCAGTTTCATTTGACGAAAAAAATGCAATATACGAAGATATTTCCACAAGAACGCCAGTAGGTATAGATGCTTTTATTCACACTGCAATGCCTGTAGATATATATTTAACTCTTGAAATTGAAGTGTTGAACGGTTTTGTCGGCTCAAGCGTGGCAGCAGAAGTACAGGATTATTTGGATGCATATTTTAGCCCTGAGTTTTATGAATCATGGACAGAATATATATATAGGAATGAATTTATAGTAAAGGCTTCTGAGGTCTCCGGAGTAAAAAGAGTTGTTTCTTCTGTTATGTATCTTCCAACATATGGAACTGGAGAAATAGGGACAACGACCGGAAGCTCTTATGTAAACAATCAGCGTATGGCTACTCTTGATACCGGTACACCATTAAATCCTCAATTCATAAGGTTTACATACGCCGGAACAATGCCTAAGGTAAAATCGGTGGTCACTCTTTATGGTTCCTGATTTACTTCCGTCAAGCTTAAAAAACTTAAGAGTTATTGGTAGCAATCTGGTTGGATGGGACAACCCTGACACAGAAATTCATGACATTGGTGATTCGGACCTAACCTTGTTAGCTGCAGGGCCAAGAACTACAAGACTTAGACCTTCGTACACTTACCCGACAGAATATAGGCCAAGAGTATGGATGGGAACAAACTCTATTCCATATGACCCAAGATTTGATGACCGAGAAGTTGGATTTACTTTTTTTGCTCAAATAAACGATGCAGCGACTGTAAACGTTTTTATATACGACACTGCTTCCGACGAGTATCACAACACAACTGGCGCAAATGAATCTTGGTTTCTAAACTGGACTACGGATTTTCCGCATGATGGAGATTTTGCAGGATGGGACCATCTACCAGAAGAAATAGACCTTGAAACTTTTGTAAACAACCATGAAATAGAAGGGACTTTTTCAACTTTTACTTTCAACAAAAGTCCATACCAAATCGATGGAAAAGGGTTCCTGACAGACAACAAATGGCATGTCATAAGAACTGCGTGGCATCAGCTCCCTGGAGTTTCTTTGTCTAGAAACCTTGGCGTGTTCATAGAAGTTATATATGAAACTCCTGGAATTTCTCCGGAAAATGCTTCAACATACATCACTTATCCGGCGTTGACAACAAGATATGGATACTGGAATAGCACTATTGGGACGAGGCTTACCTACTTATCTCTCCCTGACGTTATTGTGGAAAATGACTCCATAAACGCAAGCTTGGATAGACCGCTCGGAAGACTTGTTGATGTTCTAACTCACAGCTCTGAAGTAATAGACGAGTTTGCTGAAAAATGGTCATACGTAGACATTGCTGGCGGATATTCAGAAGATGACAATACACAGAGAAGTCTTTTGACCGACCCAACGGTCGCTCCACTTAACAACCTAATGTGGCTGTCTCAGTTTGTTAGCTCAAAAAAGGAACTAGTCAGACCGACTTCTACGGCCTGGTCTGGAGTTCCATCAACATGGACAGATATTGAAGAACTGGTCGACGCCGACGAGAACTCAGAAGTTAGCTGGGAGGAGTTGCATGTTTACTCTCCAAGCTTTTCAAAACTAATCGAATACTTAAGATTTACGCTCACCACCGGGTTTGTAGGTTTTCGTGCAGGCAGTGAACAAGCCATAGTTGAAACAGTTAAATTTTTCTTAGAGCACAACAAAGTTGCCTATATTGACAAAAACCCGACTGGTACTAACCGATTCTCGGTCACATTGTATACTTATATTGGCGATACCCCTGATGCTACGGGCGTCGGAGGGACGAGCGAATCAGTCAGGGCCGCCATAGAAATATCTAAGCCGATAGGCATAGAGGTTAAACACGTAATTTTGGCGGACTTATAAAATGGCTATAACAGAAACACCGAGATTTTTGCTTACAAGATGGAGTTCGGATGACGACGAACTTTTGCGGCTCCAGTTTGACAGTACCCACGCAAGGCTAGATGCCACAGCTGCAAAATTTCTTGTGGGGACTGGCTCGCCTCCCACTGGAGCGGCTGAATACGTTGGAGCTTTTTTCTTTAATACGTCAACTGATGTTCTGTGGTTCTATGACGGCTCTGTCACTTCTGGCGGAGTATTTACAGCAGGCAGCTGGGTAAAAATTAACGAAATAGCTAAGACTAGGGTTGATACCGCAGTCACTGGCGGGCCTGGTGTTTATTACAACGGAACAGGAACTGGCGGTGGCGCAATCACGTATGGAACAGCAGCCCCAAGCGGAACAGCCAACGAAGGCGACATTTACCTTCGGTATTTAGCGTAGGCGCAAAATGGCCTACCCTGAGCAACCTTCCTATTTACGAATTGGCTCTAGCTGGAAAGTTATAGAGCAGGCTTTTGTATATAAAAGCAGCGCCTGGAAACGAATAAACCAGGCTTATATTTATGAGGCTGGGGCTTGGAAGCGTGTATATGCCTATGACACCATAGCTCCTACAATTTTGCGGTTTTCGCTTACTGATACCGTTTCTGGCCAGACGTATGGCTCATCAAAAACAGCGGCGTCTTACGTTCTTGAGTTCAGCGAGCCTATAACTGGGTGGGACGATGACATGATTACGATTTCATCAAATCCCGGAAACGCTTGGGAAATAGAATCAATAACCACATCGGACGACACTTCCTATGTAGTGGAGATAAATAAGTCTGGAACACAAACGTCAGGAACGGTCACTCTTTCGGTTGACCCATCTGGAGTAACTGATGAATCTGAAATCAATGCATGGGCCGGTTCACCTACTGCTTCTCAGTCTTTTTCTATAGACGTAACTCGGCCAGCTGTATCTGAGTTTGCTTCCGCGTCGGCAAGTGCTTCTCGTACTGTTACTTTTTCTCTAAGGTTTTCGGAGTCAATAACAGGCCTGATTCAATCAGAATTTACTATTGGCGGAACATCCACAGGATGGCAAATAAGCTCTTTTTCCGGTTCCGGAAGTCTTTACACGATAGTTCTAACAGAAACGTCTTTGGGCTCAACAACCAACGGGACATTGACTTTGTCTATACCCCAAGATTCAGTCGTAGACGCTATCGGTAACACTGGACCGGCTGCTACGGCGACTTCTTCAACTTTTACTGTTAGCAGAACTCCGGTGACCCCATCCGTTTCTGCTGTTAGCTCAACAGACCTGACTCTCCACAACAGAAGAGTCAACTACACAGTTAGTGTTCCCGCTGGACTTACGACAATAACCCACGTTTATGGATATCTGTATAACGAAAATGACACATATATTACAGAGCAGGCTATTGACGTAACAGATACACAGTCCGCATTTACAACAAACGGTTCTTTTGATGTTGGTAGAAACCCAGGAACGAAGTACTACGTTCGAGCCAGAACGCTCAATACCGCGTCTTTGTATAGCGAATACTCGTTAAGGCAGGAAATAACCACAGGTGGCGACAGAACACCGCCAGTATTGGCTGCCCCGACTGTTACGGCGAACACTCCTGCCGACCCTGGTGTAAACACTACTGTCGTCAGGTCTTTGTCTTACTCTTTCGCTTCTCCTTCTAGCTATCTGACGGATGAAGTCGAAAAAGTGAATATTTACTGCATTCGTTCTTCGGACGGAGCACAAGTAGGAACTACCGAGGTATCAAAAGGCGCTGGATGGGGAACGACCGCTTTGACCGGAACGTTTGGAAGCCTTGCATCAAGCACAAACTATTACATATATGCAAAATCAACTGATATATATGGCGGAACAAACAGCACAGCTAACAGTGATTCAACAACCAGGTCTACAACAGCAACGGTCACCGTTCAGACAGGTTCTTTGTCTTACGACTGGGGTGCAGAAACAGACGTTGACGACAGACAAACCGGAGAATTCATGGTAACTGGAAACACCTTTACGCAAGTTTCCTCTGTATTTTCTGTGCCTGGATATAGAACGCGAAATCTAACTATCTCCCCAATGGTCGAAGGAGAAGAAACATATAAGGTCACCGACGTTATGGTGACAGCCTACGTTGTTATTGCCAGTCTTACCCTATGTACAGATGGAAGATATTTCCGCGTTGATTGGTCTGGAGCCGCAACAAGTTTTCCATCATCAGGGCAGGCAGATACATACAATGCTCTTCAGGCCCCATTTAATCAGGCCGGTAAAGATGTAGTAAGAGAAGAGTCCGCAGGATTTACTCTAGGCTACGACAACGGCGGAGGCGGAAGAATACGGGTTAGGGGTGATGGCTCGATTGGAACATGGTCAGCTCCACCGTCAGCTGACCAGAGAATACGCGTAAGAATGATAATTAAGATGAAGAAAAAAACCTGGACAAAAACAGACACTCGAAACAGTTACTCATATTAATCTAGACAAATTTATTCATGTCAACGTTGGTCGCCAAATAACCAACCTTTGCAGGACTGGAAAACATTATGGCAAACAACGAAGAGATGAATGAAATATTTCGGGAATTGGTTCACAAGTCAATGCCTGAAAAACTGATAGTCAACTTCGTGATAGTCGCGGAAGTTGCCGACGAAAAAGGTTCACAGCTAAATCTTTTTGTGAGCGACACCATGTCCCCTTGGCTAGCTCACGGGATGCTCGAATACGCAATAGACATGATTGCATCAGAAGACGAAGAAGAATAAGTCTAGAAAAGCAAGTATTGGTCTACAATTTATTAGTTAGGAGGTGGGCAAATGCTTGCTGGAAATTACAACATGGTCTGCGAGCAGGGAACGACATACACCCGAAGATTCGAGCTTCAATACCCAGACGAAACCGACCCCACAATTTACCACCCATGGGACCTGGATGGGTATAAAGCCAGAATGCAGGTGAGGCGCACTATTGAGTCCTCCACAGCAATGATTACCCTGACTACGGAAAATGGCGGAATAACCATAGACGACGAAGAAGGTGCAGTGACCGTACAGATGACCGCGTCTCAGACCTCGTCGATAACCAATAGTGGTGTTTACGACATTGAGCTCATAGATGCTTCTCTTAACGTATCCAGGCTTGTTCAGGGTGAATTCATACTTTCTTATGAGGTAACTCGGTGAGCAATAACGTCCCCAATAACGTCAACGTCTTCCAGGACACCCCCAACCAGGTTCTTGTAAATGAGCAGGCCCCCAACTTGGTTGTTATTCGCTCTGGCGGAGGCGGCGGAAACACGCGCAGATTTGTCTACGAAAAACCTATAGTTTCTAGCGAATGGGTCATTACCCACACCCTGGGAGGCTTCCCATCCGTAACTGTTGTCGATTCTGCAGGTACACAGGTTATTGGTGAGGTAAAATATGACAGTACGACGCAAATAACTGTCAAGTTCACCGCTGCGTTCTCAGGATACGCATACCTAACCTAAATTGAGGAAAAATGGCAACTAAATTTCTAACAAATCTTGACCTAAATCAAAATCAGATTTTAAGTGGTCGCTTTGAGGTTTTAGGCACAGACCCAACCGGTTTCGCCGGCAGAATGTACTACAACAGCGACAATGGTGTTGTTCGTCTGTTTAATGGCACGGCTTGGGTAAATGCGATTAGTTCCATTACTTCAGCTGGGACTCATACCGACGCAATTACGATTACTCCGTCCACAAACGGAACTGTTACCATCACCCTGAACCTTGCAGATACAGACTCTGCCGGTTTGCTTTCCGCCACTTTTTGGAACGACCTTACCGACGCAACAGCTAATGCCACAGCTTCAAAACTGGTCAAAAGAGACGCAAATGGAAACATTAAGGTTGCCACCCCTACGGATGCCGACCATGCTGCAACAAAGGGCTATGTAGACGCTGCTCGTTCTGGGCTTGATGTTAAGCAGTCTGTTCGTGCAGCAACCACTGTCGCTGTAAACCTCACGTCTGAGCTTGAGGCTGGCGACACAATTGACACTAGCGTTACGCTGGTTGCTGGCGACCGAGTACTTGTAAAGAATCAGGGGACCGCTTCAGAGAACGGTATCTATGTTGTTCAGGCTTCTGGCGCAGCAGTTCGTGCGACAGACTTTGACGGTACTGGCGAAGTTTCCGGTGGAGCATTTACATTCGTTGAAGAAGGAAATGTAAACGCCGACTCTGGCTGGGTTGTATCAAGCAACGGAGCTATTGCTGTTGGCACCGACGCTATTAACTGGGTTCAGTTCTCCGGTGCTGGTCAAATCACTGCTGGTGACGGTCTTACAAAAGACGGAAACACAATCAATGTTGTCGGAACAGCTGACCGAATTACCGCTAATGCAAACAGCGTGGACATTGCCTCTACGTATGCTGGTCAATCAAGCATTACAACCCTTGGAACAATCACCACTGGTACGTGGAATGGCACAGACATTGCTGTTGCAGACGGTGGTACTGGCTCCTCAACCGAATCTGGGGCTAGAACAAACCTCGCTTCAGCGACATCCGAGGCAACTGGAAGAACAACAAGCACCCCATCTTTGTCTCGAGTGGCCAAGCAGGGTTGTGCAGCGTCTTCTGCTGGTGTATCGACAACAACGGTAACTCACAACTTCGGAACATCTGACGTAATGGTTCAAATATACGAAGTAATAAGCGGCGCTACTGTTTTTGGAGATGTGTCTCGTTCAAACGGAAACACAATTTCAGTAGTTCTCAATGGAACAATTTCAGCAAACGACTACATAATTGTAGTCACTGGATAGGAGTAGTATGAAAATTACAGAAGAACAAAAAGCAATATTTGCATCATATGCAAGAAGCGTATTGGGTGCTGCGGTTGCTACCTATGCAGCTACTGGTGATATTAAACTGGCAGCAAATGCTCTTTGGGCAGCAGCTCTTCCAGTGGCACTTCGCTACCTAAACCCCAAAGATACAGCATTTGGTAAAAAGGCTTAATGCCTAGCCTCGAGGGGCGCTAACAAGAGAATCGACCGAGGTCATGGCTCAAAAATTTATAACTCCAATTACAATCAGACAGCTGTCTTCTGCTGGCTCCGATGGGTTAACGATTTTTGTAGACGGCGAAACTTACGCAAGACTTCAGGTTCAAGCCGGTGGTCGTCTTGTATGGGGCGATGGAACCGCAGTTGGCGATGTAAACCTCTACCGTGACGAAGCAAATGTTCTCAAGACTGACGACACGTTAAAAGTCCCTGCTATCTATATTGACGGAATTGAAGTTGATACCTCGGGTGCAGCTTCTGGTCAGGTGCTCCGTTTTGACGGCGCAAAGTTTGTTCCATACACAGTAACTGATGGAGCCACTGGTGCAACCGGACCACAAGGCGTAGCTGGCGCGACTGGCCCTGCTGGTGCAACAGGTGCGACCGGCCCTGCTGGCGCAACGGGTGCGACCGGCCCAAGTGCAAACATTTCAGCAACAGACACTGTCGTTACTGGGAAGTTGTCTAGCGACCAAACAATTGCAAGCAACACCAACGATGTACTTATCTCATTTGTAGATGACATTGACCCTAACAATTGGTGGAATGCAACCTCTAAACAGTTCACGCCAACAATTGCTGGCTACTACAACATCGCCTTGCAAGTATGGTGGACTGCTGCTAGCGGTACAGCAAATCAATACAATGTTCAGATTCGCAAGAACAGCAGCACATCTGCTATCTTCCAAAATCAAACAGTAACAGGTTCTGGTTCTTCTCAGGGTGGAAGCAGAATTATCTACCTCAATGGTTCCACGGACTATGTAGATTTCACTGCATACAACGGTGACTCTGTATCAAGAAGTCTTCAATGGGGTGGCGCTGGTCAAGGAACATGGTTCTCTGCCGCTTTAATGACTACTGGAGTAGGCGCAACTGGTGCAAGCGGTGCTGATTCAACAGTGCAGGGTCCGACTGGAGCAACTGGACCCGCTGGTGCAACAGGAGCGACTGGCGCGACCGGACCAGTGACTTTTACGTTTCGTGGCGTATGGAATGACACAGACACCTACGCGGTAAACGACGTCGTTGGTTATTTGGGTTCTGCTTATGTGGCAATTGCGTCCAACACGGACACTCTTCCAACCGATGATGAGTACTGGGCACTGACTGTTTCAAAAGGTGCAACTGGTGCAACAGGCCCTACAGGCACAAGGGGCTCAAGATGGTTTTCTGGCAATGAAGACCCACTTCCTGGCTCAACTGGTCTTGGTGCTATAGATGGAGACTATTTTCTCAACACAACTAATGGTGATGTTTTAGTAAACTATTCACTCACATGGTACCCGACTGGAAATATCCTTGGTCCAACAGGAGCCACTGGACCGACGGGTCTCGAAGGAGCTACTGGCCCAGAAGGTGCAACTGGATTAGAAGGTGCAACCGGACCAGAAGGTGTATCTGGTCCAACCGGTGCGACGGGTCCTACGGGAATACGTGGCTCAAGATGGTTTTCTGGAAACGAAGACCCACTTCCTGGCTCAACTGGTCTTGGTGCCATAGATGGTGACTACTTCCTCAACACAACCACTGGTGATACTTTAGTAAATTATTCGCTTACGTGGTATCCGACTGGAAACATACTTGGCCCGACTGGTGCAACTGGCGAAACAGGTGCAACTGGACTGGTTGGTCAAGATGGCGCAACAGGTCCAACCGGAGTTACCGGCGAAACAGGGGCTACGGGCGCAACCGGACCAAGTGGCGCAGACGGAAACGCGGGTTCAGACGGAGCAACTGGTGAGACCGGACCAACAGGGCCCACCGGTGAAAGCGGATTAGGGTTTTCATTTGAGGGTGAATGGAACGGCGCAGCACACGGTTTCTACTACGTCAACGATGTCGTCACCTACGAGGGTGCTACATATATTTGCATTAATGACGTTTATGGCAATACAGCTCCTGACACCGATTCTTCATTCGAACTTTATGTTGACAAAGGTGCAACTGGAGCAACTGGCCCAACTGGCGAAACGGGAGCAACCGGTGATACTGGCCCTACCGGTTTAACGGGCGCAACAGGCGCGACAGGACCTTCAGGCGATACTGGCCCTGCTGGCCCAGTGGGCATCCGTTCAGGATTTGGATGGTATTTTGATACAAACACAACAGACAGTATTCCAAGCAGTGCGTTCTTTAAGTTTGACTCATCTACGATGTCTTCTGTTTCATGGATTTATGTCCACAACACCGACCTGTATGGCAATAACCAAAGCGCATGGCTTGACTCTTTAGACGACTCTACTGGGGACTTTAAAGGATACATATCAATGCAACGAGCTGCTGCGTCAGCTGGCTACGGTGCAGTTTTTGGTGTAACAGGTTCAGTTGTTTCTGCTACTGGATACAAAAAAATACCAGTCCAGCACATTAGTGGCTCTTCCATTCCTGGATATTTTGACGATTTAAATTTTTACTTTTCTCGCACTGGAGACGAAGGAGCAACGGGTCCAACGGGTCCAACTGGAGCAACCGGAATCCATGGCGCTACTGGGCCAACTGGAGCAACCGGACCTGACGGCGCTACCGGGTTGACTGGTGCGACAGGAGCTACTGGCCCTGTTGGAGCGACAGGAGCTACGGGCCCACAAGGCGACCAAGGTTTAACAGGTGCTGAAGGTGCGACTGGACCAACGGGCGCAACTGGCGCAAACGGTATTCAGGGTGAAACTGGCGCAGTCGGCGCAACGGGAGCCACAGGCGTAACAGGTGCAACTGGGGCGACTGGTTTAACAGGTGCGACTGGAGATACGGGTCCAACTGGTGCTACTGGTTTAACTGGTGCTACAGGAGCAACTGGTTTAACAGGGGCAACGGGGGCAACAGGACCTACAGGTTTAACGGGTGCCACGGGCGCAACGGGTCCAGTTGGAAACCTCAACTCTCATGAATCAGCACATATTGCCACATCGGCGGTACTTCCAAACAGTCCTACATACACGGCAGGTTCTGCTGACGACAACAACGGCACTGGTTTTGGTGCGTATCTTCAGGCAACAACTTTTGGTGCATTGACAATTGACTCTCATGCAGCAGATGTTGGTGACCGAGTTCTCGTTAAAAACCAACTCAATCAAATCCATAATGGTATTTATGTTGTTACAACAGTTGGAAGCGGTTCTGTCTATTGGCGCTTAACAAGAGCGTTAGACTTTGACAACAAGGGCGACGATACTGAAGTTCATAACGGCGACTATGTATTTGTTTCGCAAGGAACCGTAAACGGTGGCACATCGTGGATGATGAACTCGTATGGCACAAACCCAGACGAGTCAATAATCATCGGCACAGACAATATGAACTGGGTCAATGTTGGTGGTGCTGGTCCAGTAGGCGCAACAGGTGCTACAGGTGCTGGTGGCGCACTTGGATATTGGGGTGCTTTCTGGTCTACGCAAGACCAAACGGCTGCAAATACAACTACTGCCTATGCGATTACTTTAAATAATAATGACCCAGATTCTAACGGGGTTAGTGTTGTTTCTGGCTCTCGTATAACACATGCAAATGCTGGTGTTTATAATCTTCAATTTTCAATCCAATTTGTAAATACTTCTAATGCTGACGCAAATACAAATGTTTGGTTCCGCAAGAACGGTACAGATATTCCAGACAGCAGTAGTCAAGTAACTGTTACTGCACAACATGGTGGTGGTTCTGGGCAAATAATTCTTGCTCTTAACTTAATGCTTGAACTTGCTGCAAATGATTACATTGAATTAATGTGGCAGACAGAGAACACTGCCGTTTCTCTTGAGGCACTTCCCGCTGGAACAACACCAACTACTCCAGTAACTCCTAGCGTTATCTTTACTTCACAACAAGTCATGTACACACAGATTGGACCTACGGGTGCGACTGGTTTAACGGGTGCCACAGGACCAACTGGTCTTACTGGTGCAACAGGTCCGACAGGTGTTGGAGCCACTGGCGCAACTGGACCACAAGGCGCTACAGGCGACACGGGTCCGACGGGTCCGACTGGCGTTACTGGTGAAATAGGTGCGACAGGCCCAGTAGGCGCAACAGGCTCTACGGGCGCTACAGGCGCAACTGGTTTGCAGGGAGAAACAGGTCTTACTGGGGCAACAGGTGCGACTGGTGCAACGGGTCCGAGTGGGCTTCAGGGGGACACTGGTTTAACTGGCGCTATGGGAGACACGGGTGCTACAGGCCCGGAAGGTCCAACGGGTCCAGAAGGACCCACTGGTCCAGAAGGTGCAGTAGGCGCAGAAGGGGCACCTGGTATACCTGGAGAACCTGGCATGCCTGGAGACCCTGGCGCAGAAGGCGCGACTGGTCCAACTGGCCCAACTGGCCCAACTGGCCCAACTGGAGCGGATGGCGGAGGCGGAGTTAAGTATGTCTTTACTTATGATGCCACACTGTCTGAAGGTCAAATAAAATTTGGCGGCGGGCAAACTTATTTTACTGGTGTTACTGAAATACAGATACATGAAGAATGTAAAAACTTAACTGATATTGGTTTATGGGTTAACCAATGGACAGTTGGTGGTCAGTTATTTATTTCCAACAGTGCGGGCGATGTCGGAATGTTTACGCTTACATCATTGCCATCCTACGACAGTTCTATTTATACGATTTCTGTTGAAAATTTTAATGTTTGGGATTCTGCAAGATTTTTAGAACTTTCTTTTGGGTATGACGGAACTACAAACTTTGACGAAGATGTTTCTATTACATATTTTCCTGCTCCTGGTGGAGGAGGTGTAACAGTTGCCGATACTGCTCCATCTTCTCCTTCCGAGGGCGACCTTTGGTTTGAATCAGACACAGGTAAGACTTTTGTCTACTACGACTCTTTCTGGGTTGAAGTGGGAACACAACCATTGGGTCCATCTGGTCCGACCGGCGCAACGGGCGTAACTGGAGCCACTGGACCAACTGGACCGACTGGCGCTACTGGACCAACAATTTATCGTGGCAATTATTCCAGTTCTGCGACATATGCAATTGGCGACATCGTTACTTCTATAGGCATTCTTTACGCAAATACAACTGGAACTAATTCAGGGGGGTCACCAGGAATAGGTGACGATGTGAACTGGGTAAGTCTTGAGGGGCCTACAGGAAACACTGGAGCAACAGGACCCACGGGCGCAACTGGAAGCGTTGGCGCTACAGGCCCAACTGGTATAACTGGTGCTACCGGACCTACTGGTGTTACAGGCGCAACGGGCGCAACAGGACCTACTGGAGCTACTGGAGCGACTGGCGCTGGTGCTCCACTCACAAGTTCAGCTACTGCTCCATCCTCTCCCTCTGCTGGACAAATATGGTTTGACACATCTACTGGTGCTTCTTACATCTACTACAACTCGGCATGGGTCGAATTAGGTGGCGGCTCTATGTCGCCAATGCAAGCGACTTCATCTACCCGCCCGTCTTCCCCGTGGACTGGCCAGACAATCTACGAGACAGACACAGGACTCATGTACGTGTATGGCGGTTCTGCATGGCAACAGTTTGCTAGCGGTACACCAATAGGAAACAGCGGTCTTGTAGATGTTGCTAGTGGAACGCTTTCTTTAACAACTACTCCAACAAATGTTACTGGAGTATTCAACAGCACCTACAAGAACTACAGGCTACTAATAAATGTGACCGCTCGCTCAACAACAAACCGTGTTGATATGAGATACATAAACGGAACTACCGCAACAAGTAGCGCGTACTATCAGGGTGGTCTTGGAAGTGATTGGGCAGCAAATAGTGTTGTTTATCATCAGCGCTCAAATAACGATGCGCAGTTATTTGGAAGTTCAGGAGCCGGTGTTTTGAGTATTTCTTTGGACATTTTCAATGCAAATAAATCAGCAATTACAATGCATCATGGGACTTCTGTTTCGGGAGATAGTTCTTACTCGTTTACAGTTGGTGGTGTACAAAACTCATCTACCGTTTTTACGGGATTCCAATTATTCACCAGTACTGGAACAGCGACCGTTGAGTATCAAGTATTTGGATACAGGGATTAAGTATGAGTAGCAAGAAAGAAACACAAATTGTTCATGACTGGTCAACCGGTGAACTAGTTACATATGAAATACAAGTATCTAAAATTCAATCATCTGAACCAGAAAATCAACAATCTACAGAAGAACAGATTCAGTCACGTCTCGAAGCAAAAGCATCTGCTTCAGCAAAACTTTCTGCATTAGGTCTAACCGAAGAAGAAATAAACGCGATTATTGGCGGTGTCTAGAAATGACAGCGATTACTTTCCCTTCTTCTCCATATGTAAACCAAATCTTTACTGTCGGCTCTAAGAGCTGGCAGTGGGACGGAGTTGTTTGGGCCTCCTATTACAACGAAGGCGCTGACGCTGTTTATGGAACTGGCGCAGATGGAGATGCTGTTCTAGACGGAAGCACAACTATTTTGGGCATGGCTCCATCCTCAAATGTGTATTCGATGACACGTGATATTAATTTCAACGACCTGACAATAAACGCAGGCCGACGACTTGCTCCTAATGGTTATCGAATCTTTGTTAAAGGCACACTGAGATTTATGGGTGCAGACTCGACGATTGGGTTCAATACTGGGTACTCCACGGCTGGTTCAATAGCTCAGGGTGGCGGACTAATTAGCGTAGTGTCTCACTCACTTGGTGGTTCTGCAACTGGCTATGCAGCAACTGCTCCTCTAGCAGCGTTGGGCGGAGCTGAGTATTTCCAAATCCCACATCAAGCGATAACCGGTTATTCAATTACCGCGTCAGGTGGCCCAACATTTCTTCGAGGAGGCGCAGGCGGAGTTGGTCAGGTTGGCGGCGGAGTAGTTATAGTCGCTGCTCGCTACATTGTTGGGCCAGCATCTGGAACCGCTTATATTAAGGCCCCCGCAACAGCACCTGCAGGCGGTGGGGTTGTTCTCGTAATTTCTTCCTCAGCCGCTCTTCCTGCAGGAATCTCTGTGGACGTATCTGGTCAAAACCCTGGTACTCACTACTACATGCAGCGAGTGTGATATGCCTGTTTCAAGAATTGAACCGAGTGCATCCCGTACTGGAAATGATGCTATCTACGGAACAGGAATGCATGGAGACGTCACGATTAGCGGAACAGTCACCCTTACGTCCGATAGGTATTACAACAATCTAAATGTCCCACTTGGCAACGTCTTGCTAACTAACGGTTTTCGTATTTTTGTTAAAGACACAGCAACAATAAATGGCGTAGTCGGAATTGGAGCGGTCACCGGAAACACCCCTGGTTCCACTAACGGAACAATTTCTTCTCATGTCACCGCGTCTTCTACAGGAACGTTGGCTGGAAACATGTCTTCAGCTATTTCCTATCGTCTAGGTGGACAAGGCGGAGGAGGAACGAGCCCTGGCGTTACGGTTTTGCCGGAGTTTTTGGTGAGAAGAGTTGAGTCCCTAACAGGTGTTTCGTTCGATGCAACATTTGGACACATAACTCCAGTGATGATTGCCGGAGGTTCTGCTGGGACTACGGGCTCTACAGGAACTGCAGTTACTTCGTATACAAACGGCCCTGACTCACCAGGATTTACGAGCACGTGGCCCGGCAAAGCAGGAAGCGCAGGTTCTGCTGGAAGCAACGGAGCATGGCCTCCTAACGCAACATCCGTTGGCACTCCAGGAGGACGTGGCGCTACGGGAAACACTGGAAGTGCTGGCTCCGCTCCAACCACACCAGTTGCTGCTTCTGGAGGCGCTGGGGGCGCGGGTGGCGCAGGCGGAGGAACTGTAGGGATAATCGCAAAACACATTGTTGGCACGGGGACGATTATGTCTATTGGCATGGTCGGTGCTGCTGGCTCGGTTGGAACTACGTCCCCAGCTGGACCAAACGGCTCGACCGGTTCTACTGGAGCTGCTGCCCCTGGGTATACGGACCATCATCACCACTCGGCTGTGATTCACGAGCCCCACACTTCACATAATCACTCTGCGACTATTCACGAACCGCACACACACGGCGGGCACCATCACTTTGGCGGAGACAAATACACCCCGGCCTACCACGCGCAGCACACTCACAACCATTCGGCTGTGATTCACGCTCCACATACTTCACATAACCATTCTGCGACTATTCATGCTCCCTGCTGTACTCCTGGCCCACACTACGCCGGTGGAGCGGGTGGAGCTGGTGGAGCAGGAGGAACAGGCTCTCCTGCGGCTACCGGAGGCACCGGTAAAAGGGGCGGCGCAGGTGGCGGAGGCGCAATTATCATAATTACAGAACAGACCCCAAGTGGGTTAAACTATGATGTTCGTGCAGGAACGACCGCGGAGGCGGATACTTTTTCTGCATCCAATGGCTCAACATACATAATACTTAACCAATAGGAGAAAAATATGGGAATATTTGACGGAATCAGCACTGCAGACAAGATAAGACTGCTTAGCCTGGAAATAAGCAACTCGCAGATAGGCCTTTACTCTATTTTAATACAGATAGGTATTGACCCTGAGGAGTTTGATGATGCTTCATGGGACAAGCCACTAAACATGGAAACCCCAACAGGAAGAGTTAGACACTATATCGACCTGATTGAATCCTTGAAAGCTAAAAAAGCAGAATTGGAATAATGGACAGATATATCTCTATTCCCAAAAATCTTGTCGTAGACGAATTGATACCCGAGGAAGCAATTATTCTGGCAAGAACTTTTTCTCTCGAAACTAGAGTAGAAGAAGCGGCAACTGAAATACAGATAGTTTCAGAGCCTAGGATTAGAGATATTTCATACTCCGAAAACTATGTTCCGGGAAGAATATGGTCGCTAGATATCCACGATGAATTTACAGATATGTCCACTAGCTGTTTTTTAAAAATTGATGAGGAAATCTTTTATCCCAAAATAAACGAAAAACATATTGTTAAATTTAGAATTCGGCACAAAGGCTGCTCAGAAAAACAATTCTATGTTTACGTTAATAAAAAAGAATATTTTTCTAACAGCATTCACGAAAAGTAAAAAAAATGGAAATCATGCAACCAGCAGTATGCATAAATGTGTACAAAAAAGCCATAGACGCTGCTCCATTCATGAATGACGTCAATTCTGAAATCAACAATCAGTGGTCAGATATTCAGTGGACCAATTCTCTGGTTGGCAGTGGAATTACAAATAATTACAGAACCTCTTCCGAAGCAAATATAAGCGGACTTTTATCTTCCGATTCCCTTGCTGCACAGAAATTTCAGAAGATTTCCAGTCTCATTATTGATGAAATACTGCCGGATTACAGGGAAGAGCACTTAGTTGTTACTTCAGGATACGAAGGGTGGAGACTTCTTAAGTACTCGGGAGGAGGGGAATATCACTCCCATTACGACCATTCTCCTGCAAACAGCAGAATAGTTAGCCTTGTTGCTTTTTTGGAAGAGCCCGAAGCTGGCGGAGAATTAGAGTTCCCATTTTTCGGAGTAAAGATAAAGCCAGAGGCTGGCGATGTTGTTCTTTTCCCATCCAATTTTCCGTACGTCCATATAGCTCACCCAGTAACGTCCGGAACAAAGTGTAGTCTTGTGACATGGTTTCAGTAAGACCCATTTCCGAGCTAACAGTTGCACCTGATGGGTGTTTTGCCTTTGTTGGCCCATGTTCGAGCTTGACAATCAAATATAAACACCCCGAAGGATTTGGGGAAAGACAAGACTTTGAAGCATTTGCTCATCCTGCCGGAACAATAATAAGAATTGAAAAAATGTACTTAGAGCAAACCAGTACATGGGGACTGACCGCTGTTCTTGACACTGGTGAGGAATATGTTCTTCACTTACCTTCATATGAAGAAAACTATGATTTTTGGGAAAATAGACCACTTAGAGCTCATGAATTTTTAGGGTTTTTAAATTCTGTAGAAATGGTAGATAGGCCAAATACAAAATGGCCTGTTCCTGTAGGCGAAAGATGTGACAGGAACATGTATGGTCCGCGGATGCATGATGTTACTGATGGAATAAAACCAACACCCATGGATTACTCCCTGCTCTCAGGCCTTTCTCTTCTTCCAATGATAAACATAAACGGCGTATCTCACATCACTTCGCAATACATACACGGAATAGACATGTCTTGGAGAAACTGGCCTTGTGTGACTTTGGCTGCAAAAACTCTTTCTGGAATGCTCCGGCAGTTGTGCGAGTGGCAAGACCTTTATTTAGCAGAATTAACCTCAGAATACTACGCAGAAAAAGCTCATTTATTTATTGATGCGCTAGGTATCACTGAAGAAATGATTCAAGAACTAAAAGAATCAGAAGTCATAATGCCGACAGAAAGATTCATGAGGGGGTATGGAAATCCTCGTCACGGGTTTGTTGAAACAGGGAATTTGCCTTTATCCATAAAAAACCACCTCAAGAAACAACTTTTTTACAACACTTTATCTTCTTTGGAAGCTCAACATCCTGTTCACCCAGAGATAGAGCAAGGCTTAAAAACAAAAGAAAAAGAAATGAATCAAAACAATATTGTTTTTTATGTGAACGAAATAATACCAACAACTCCATTAAGTGAAATTACAACTCAAGATATATACGATTCTCACTTCTCGCAAGGAAAATACAAAAGCTTGGGTATTGTCCGTTTTAGTCATCAAACACAGACCATACGTAACGGTTTTAAAGCAGCGAGGTTTTTTGATGCAACATCCTAATCAGATAAGTTTTTGTGTTGTTGGTTCTGGTACAGCTGGACTTATTACATCCATAGTTTTAAGACAATCTTTTCCGAATGCCGAGATAACAAATATCTCCTCTAGCAAGATTGGCATTGTTGGTGTAGGCGAAGGCAGTACAGAGCACTGGAAAATGTTTATGGAACGCTGCGACATTGGTGTCGATGAGCTAATAAAGAACACCGGCGCAACACACAAGTACGGAATACGTTTTGAAAACTGGACAGACAAAATTCCCGACTATTTCCACAGTGTTGCGGGAATGGAAGAAATTGAAGCCTGGGGACTTATTGGCGAATACTTAAGCTTTATAGAAAACGAAAAAATGCTTACGACCCAAACCGGCTCCATAGGCTTGGTTCAGGACAAAATAATCAAAGAGCATCTACACAACAACACAAACCAATATCACTTTGATACGTTTATGCTTAACGATTTCTTAACAGGTATCTGTTTCAAGAGAATGGTTAAGTTTGTCGATGATGAAATAGGCTCACTAAACTTGGACACTAATGGCAACATAGAGTCGGCCACCTTGGTGTCCGGGATGACACTTGCCGCTGACATGTGGATAGATGCAACTGGGTTCAAGCGAGAGCTAATGGGCATGCTTGACAACAAGAGTTGGAAGTCTTTTTCTGATGAGCTAATTGTTGACTCGGCTATTGCATTTCCTACAGAGGCAGACCCCAACGGGAAAATTAGGCCCTACACGCGCGCAAGGGCAGCGTCATCTGGATGGATGTGGGAAATTCCAACCCAAAGCCGTAGAGGAAATGGATACGTATATTCTTCCGCTCACCTGTCTGATGACCAAGCAGTTGAAGAAGCTAGAAAAATTTCTGGATACCACATAGAGCCAGCGCGTTCATTCAGGTTTGACCCTGGTTACTACTCTGAGCAATGGAAGGCAAACTGCGTATGTGTTGGTCTCGCTTCATCGTTTGTTGAACCACTAGAAGCTACGAGCATTGGCAGCACTATAATCCAGGCTATGCACATAGCTCATTACTCTTCATCTTTTGTGCCAGGCGCAAACAAGCTGGTAGCAAGCTACAACAGCAAGATGGAGTCGATGATGCTTAATATAAGAGACATGATTCGACTTCACTACATGTCAGACAGAACAGACACCGATTTCTGGAAAGACACTGCCTCTGCTCCAGTATCTGATTCGTTGCAAAACATTATCGACCTGTGGTCAGAAAAATCCCCAGGTCACCTGGACATGCCATACAGCAACAATCTCATGTTCTTGACTAGGCATTTTGTTCATGTTGCTCAAGGGCAAGGATTGATAAATTCTTCCCCTAGCTCACTAGCTATGGACAGATTCAATATACGCAGCGTCGTTGAGAAAAAGTCTGATAACGCCAGAACTGCACGATACTCAAGAGAGCTTGTTGACCACAAGCAGGCTCTGATGGAGACAGTTAATGAAGATTAACGGATTTAACATTAATAAGCTTAAAAAAGTTAAACCTGGACATCTTAGAATTACAACGGTAGACAACAGGTTTTATAACGACGCTCCTTATATAAATTCTAAAACAAGCCTCCCTAGTTGGTTTAGAAGGATTCACAAAGGACCGGGTTCTATTCGTTCGTGTTCAGGAATATCTGATTTTTTAGAATTTGGTGTAACAATTCGAGCCTGGACTACTTTTAGATTTAAGCCGAACGTAAGCGCCGGAGTATGGGAAATTTCTGCCGACGAGTTTAATCCGGCTGTTCAACACCCTATGGCTGGCGGCTTTCACTTTGCTCAAACAGGCTCGTGCCCAATGACAGAATCCAGAAAAATAGAGAAGATGTCCTATCCAAAACTTTTGACACCATGGAGAATACAAACCGCCCCAGGATGGTCGTGTCTGTTCATCCCCACATTTTACGAAGAAAACGAAAACTACTCGGTTCTCCCCTCGATAGTAAATACGGACTTCTATCAGGTGGCGAACGTTGTGCTAAATGTGAAAACCGATTCTGAATTCGTGATTAAGCAAGGCACTCCCCTGGTGCATCTAATCCCGGTGCAGAGAAAAAACGACATACGTAAAATAGAATATGTCGACGAGTCGTTCTTTAAATATGCTTCTACGAATATGTATATGACTGGCGGAACCGTTCCATCAAACGGTGGGTCTGGTGTTGCGTACCGAAAGGCCTCAAAGTTTGTCGACTCCTCTCTTGAGAAGAAAAAGGGATGGTTTAAGCGTGACTGAGGACACTTACACCTTCCAGGCAGACAACTATAGGTACAGAACCGACAACAAGTACTTCCCCAACACGGAAGAGGGCTGGAAAGAGTTCTTGTGGAAAGTTCATTTTCTTGGCGGAAAGTCCATGGTTCTTCTTTGGCACCTTGACCAGCTTGAGCGGAAAAGGATAAAAGATGAACAAGATTCTTAATGCTGTAAAAACGATGAGCTCAAAGAGCTACTGGAACCGCGTCAATACGGTCGAGGCTTGGGGGTTTGCAACCAAGATTGCCATCATCTTCCCCGGTCTTCTTTTCGGCAAGCAGTTCTGGTGGCTATACATATTTGCCATCATTTCGAGCGTGGCCCTTATCTGGACATCGACCCGCAAGACACTGCCAACAATCATTCTGTTTAATGTGATGTGGGTAATATTAGCCAGTCTTTCCATATTAAAACATTTCTGGTGGAGTTGACGGCCTCTCATTCTTCCTTAAAAGCGGGCAAAAATCTGTCATAATTGCTTCAGCTATTAATAAATAGGAGCAAAATGTCTGGAATTATCGCACCATCAATCGTTACATATGAATACACGGTTGGAAGCCTTAATAACTCGTTTATTAACGTGTCCTTCCCTTTCAAAGTTAAAATTGAAAGTATCTGGTTTACTGCAGATAGAAGAATGCTCAACGGAACATTTGACGGTGATTTGTTTGAGGACGCTGGAAGAACATTGATACTTTCGGCGCAAAAGTCTAAGTCTCCTCGTATTGTTCTTTCTAATATCGACACTCCAACAGACTGGGCACCATTCTTTGGATATGACGACCCAGAAGACCAGACAGACCCCGTTTACGGCAGTAATGAGTTTAAGCCAACAATTTGGTTGGGCCTTCCAGAGGATGCACCTGTTGGCACTTACAAAGATGCAACAACGCAATACATTAATAACTACTATGACAATTCGGTGTCATTCCGTTCGTCAACTGGTTATGCACCAGAACTAAATGACGCTCACAACCCATACTGGGGAAACAATGGCTGGAGCAGCGGTCAATTTGCTGCCAACAAGTACAAGACAAACATGGCCATTCTTAACCCAGATGAAATCCTAAACATGTTTGTATACAGCAATGATGGCGACTGGACAGACTATGACGGAGAAGCAACCGTGACAATCCATGTTGCATATACAGGCGTTTCTGAGACTGTAGAAAAAGAAGACCCCAAGACCCCTTGGGCAGCATGGTGGAATGACTAATCTTGCCGTATGGCAAAATTCCCTTCAACATACGCTTTAGACACTGGTAAAAAACTCAGCGACCGCTTCTTTGACATTCGCTGGCTTTCGTCCGGAATGGATGCACACCCTAAAAGGTGGTATACCGCTGGCGAAGAGCTACCGAGTGATGACCCAGCCGAGTGGGGATGGGCAGAGGTTGATTCTGAAGGCCGTTTAGTAGTCAAGTACTACCGTGAAGAAGTTTTTGGGCCAGAAGACGAAATGGTCAAAATGTGGTTTGTTCTTCTTGATGGGAGACACCTTCAGCCAGCACACTTAATATTGCTTGGTTATGCGGACAACAGATACCCATGGGGGACCGTGCTAGATGGCTCAGAAGCGTCTCGAGTTCTTGAGAAAGAGTACATGTCCTCATGGGCCGGGATGATTAATTGGCGTGCCGGAGACCCAATGATTCAGCAAGTTACAACTTCTCCAAACTGGCGACGCAAGAGGATTTCAGTCATGATGTTTGGCGTTTGTGATGTTGTGAACGCATGTTATGGGTTTAGTCCTGGCAAAGTCATTCATGGCGGAGCAGTTACCACTACGGACGGTGAAAAGCTGAGAGATATATACCCTGGTGGCAGCACCCGAATAGATTCTCGTATCGGTTCAGTGGATACAAACACATAAGTCGTCCTAATGTATAATTAGCCCCATGGCCATTGATTTTCCAGACTCACCAGACGAGAACGAAGACTTTACAGTTGATGGGAAAACGTGGACTTTTAGCGATGGCAAGTGGGCTTTAAATGTTAGTGCTGTAGGAGTCCAAGGTGTAGAAGGACCAACCGGACCGGCGGGAGCAACTGGCCCAGCGGGAACATGGGCTACCACTCAGGAAATAAACGGACAGACCGGAACTTCATACAGCCTTGTTTCTGGTGATTTAGGTAAGATGGTTATGCTTAACAATTCATCTGCGGTCACCGTAACAGTTGGTACATCTCTTGGTCTTGTTGCTGGTCAAAGCATTGACTTTCTAAGTATGGGAACAGGCCAAGTAACCATCAGCGCAGGTGGGGCAACACTCAACGGAACACCAGGACTCAAGCTTCGCACACGCTATTCTTCTGCGACTCTTTTTTGTGTAGGAGAAAACAGCTACGTTCTTATTGGCGACCTGGGTGCTTAATGTCCATTCGCAGAGGAACAGTAGCAAGTAGCGTTTTTTTTACAGAGCCGGGTGCGCCCACTTCTGTATCAGGAACAGCAGGAAATGCTCAAGTATCTCTTTCATGGACGGCACCAGAATTTACCGGGTTTACCAGTATCACGGATTATGTAATCCAGTACTCAACTTCTTCGACTTTTGCCTCATCTGTAACAACATTTACTGACTCGGTTTCCTCGAACACTTCAGCTACTGTTACTGGCTTAACTAACGGAACAACATATTATTTTAGAGTTGCTGCGGTAAACACAATAGGGCCCGGACAGTACTCGTCCATATCTTCGGCGGTAACCCCAATAACAGTCCCTAGTGCTGTCACCAGTCTTTCAGCGTCTGCTTCTGATAGAACAATATCGGCAACATGGTCTGCACCCACAAGCGACGGTGGCTCGACCATAACCTCATACACAGTGGAAACACAGCTTAATAGCGAGGAATGGGTTAATCGTGGCTCACAGTCAAGTGGGGTTTCTTTTACTGTTAGAAACAACTCTGCAGCAACCGCTCGTTCGTACAAGATAAGAGTGACAGCAAATAACGCTGCAGGAGCCAGTACTGTTGCGACCTCGTCGTCGGTTACGCCAAACTTTGGCACCCCTGCTACTCCGACGCTTGCAGCGATTACTCCCACTCAACCCTCATCGGGCAATGGGTCTGGAGCTCGACAGTTTTCAGTAACTTACAACCCTCTTGCATGCAGTGGCTTTTCCAACACGGAAACATATATAAAACTTTCTGGCTACGCATATAGCTACAACGCAAATGATGCTTATCTAAATACAACAAACTCTGCAGCTGGAAAAACGTGGACAATTAGCACTCTTTATTCAGCGTCGTGGGGTTTCTATAGGACGCTGTTAGCTAGCGAGACATATTTAGTATTTACAAGAACCTGGAATACCGACGGTGACTATGTAGACAGCGCCGAAGCGTCTGTGACAACAACAGCAACACAGTCTTACAGCGTTGTTGTCGACACGTCGTATTTCGTAACCGTCGACACGAGCGGTTGGCAGGCCGAACAGGCATGGAATACAGAAACTGGAAACTTTGACGTTACCGGAAACTCTTTTACGCAAACATCAAACTTTTCGATTCCTGGTACAAACGACAACTCAGGAACACAGTACAAAATCAACAGCATCGGTATTCGCGCAAGAACCCGTTCCTCAGGAACAACTATATGTACCTCATCTAGATTTTTTAGAGTTGACTTTTCAGGAACATCAACTAGCGCCGGTACTGGTGGAGGAACGACTAGTGGACTTCAGGCTCCATGGAGTACAAACGCAGGAACGACATTCAGGCAGGACACAAGAGCATGGAGCGTTGGTTATGCGTTTCCCGGAGCTGGAAGAATAAGGGTTAGAGGAGATGGCTCTATTGGAACTTGGGCCACAAACCAAATTATTGATGTTGTTGTTGAAATATACGGCAATAGCCGGACATGGCAAACAAGCAGCAGACAAGACTATGTTCCAGCATCCAGAACCGACACCTACACCTATTAAAAACATTGCTAGGATTGCCGCATGAGATTTCATGTGGTTTCACTACCTCACACAAACACGACCGAAGACTTCACAGCCTGTGCTTATACGGAAAAGGTCCGCAAGTTCTGCATAATGATGAAAAACCTCGGTCATACAGTTTTTCTGTATGGAGGCGAATTCAACGAAGCTCCCTGTGACGAACATGTTCAGTGCATTACAGAGGAAGAGCGTCTAGCAGCAGTAGGGGGCAATCACTACTCCGCCGCGTCGTTTAATTGGAGTCTCCCTCACTGGGTTAAATTCAATGACAATGTTATTAAGGGAATCCAGGAACGTTTAGAGCACAAGGATTTTATCTGCCTTATCGCCGGCTATGCCTCAAAACCAATTGCAGATGCTTTTCCGCAGGAGCTCAGCGTTGAGTTCGGGATTGGCTACGGAGGCTCGTTTGCTCAGTACAAGGTTTTCGAGTCCTATGCCTGGATGCACTCCTGCTATGGCTCCAAGGTGACCGACCCTCACGCCCTCGACGGCAAGTTCTACGACACCGTAATCCCGAGCTACATAGATGTTGACGACTTTCCTTTCCAGGAGGAGCCAGAGGACTACTACCTGTACATAGGACGACTTATAGAGCGGAAGGGCTATCAGATAGCCGTAGACGTCTGTAAGGCCCTAGGAAAGCGTCTGGTAGTCGCTGGACAGGGTACTCCGCCCTCCTACGGGGAGTACGTAGGGGTAGTTGGGACAGAAGAGCGGGCAAAGCTCATGGGTGGGGCAATTGCCACCTTTACCCCGACTATTTATGTAGAGCCGTTTGGCACAGTAGCTATCGAGGCAATGGCCTGCGGGTCTCCGGTTATTTCCACAGACTGGGGAGCTTTTACTGAGACAGTGATTGACGGGGTTACCGGTTATAGATGCCATACGTTGCAAGAGTTTGTAGACGCGGCAGAAAATGTCAAGTCTTTGGATAGGGCGCTAATTAGTAAATACTCAAAAGATAGGTACGGATTAGACGCGGTGGGTCTCATGTACGAGAAGTACTTCACTCGCCTACAGAGTCTTTGGGGTAAAGGCTGGTATGAGCTCAAGGAAGTAGAATAGGTAGATGGCTACTTATTCAAAACAAATTCTTAGTGGCAGTGTAAACGGCCTTGCAGAAAAGGTGACCGGAACAAGCACTATGTCATCAGTGATGGTCCATACTGCTGTTTCTGGTTCAACCAATTTTGATGAAATTTGGCTATACGCAAACAACACATCTTCAACCGCATCAAAATTAACAATCGAATGGGGGACACCGACTGCTGCTGACGGAAATATTGAACTGTCGGTTCAGCCAGAGTCCGGCCTTATTTTAGTCATCCCTGGACTTTTGCTGAATGGCGGACATGTTGTAAGAGCTTTTGCCAGTGCAGCGAACGTAATCCTTCTTACTGGGTATGTAAACGCAATTCGGAGCTGAGATGGTCCTTAGATGGAATCAAAGAAACAACCCCTCTAGGCAAGTGTCCTTACCAGGTGTTTGGCTGGGTTCCAAAAAAACTATTTTAAATAAGCCATACGTTGGCCAGTGGCTAAACGACGGATTTCCATTTAGCAGAATATCTGCTAGTGGCGGAACTGTTACCGACTATAACGGATATCGAATACATGAATTTACCTCTACCACTTCATTTGTGATTCATCAGGGAATAGATGAAATAGAAGTAGTAATACTTGGCGGAGGAGGGGGTGGAGCTGGCGACGGAAACGGAGCTGGAGGCGCTGGAGCGGGAGGAAAAATTCAAACCGTATTGCGAGGTATGACAGTGGGAACGTATTCAATCGTTGTTGGTGCTGGAGGAGCAGCTGGAGGAAATTACCAAGAAGGAACAAACGGTTCCAATAGCTCTGCATTCTCTCTAACCGCATTTGGAGGCGGAGGCGGAGGCGATTATCTAACAGGCCTTTCAGGGGGTTGCGGAGGTGGAGCAGGAGCAGGTGGCTACAGAGGAACTGGTTCTCAAGGCGGAAATGGTGGGTCATCTGGTTTCTATAACGGCGGAGGCGGCGGAGGAATAGGTATTCCAGAATATGGGTTTAGTGGCAACGGTTCCAATGGAAACTCGTCACCCAATGAAACTGGAGGCAATGGGGGCATGGGAGGCGGGGTGCCAGCAACCTATGACCCAGTAACAGATGAAATACCCGTCTGGATGGCTGAAGGAATACCAAGAGGCGGAGGCGGAGGCGGAGGCGGAGGCGGGCAAGGCCAAATCTCAACCGGTGGCTATGGAGGGGGAGGCGTTGGTGTTGGTGCAGTTTATGAGTCATATGGAATATATGCCGGAGCCGGAGCCGTAAATACGGGTGGTGGCGGAGGAAGTGGCTATTCAAGAGGTGCTACCGGAGGCTCTGGATATGTGGCACTAAGGTATCGGCTGTAATGGCACATTTTGCAGAACTAGACGAAAACAACATGGTCTTACAGGTGGTATTTATTGCTAACGAAGACTGCATTGACAACGGGGTTGAGTCCGAAGAAGTGGGTTCTCTGTTTTGCTCATCACTACTTGGCGGCAGATGGATTCAAACGTCATACAACGGAACCTTTCGCAAGAATTACGCTGGTGTAGGGTTTGCCTATGATTTTGCTAGAGACGCTTTTATATCACCTCAAAAATTTCCCTCATGGACTTTAAATGAGTCAACATGTAAATGGGAACCTCCACAGCCAAGGCCTATAGAAGGAATATGGTTTTGGAATGAACAAACACAACAATGGGAAACACCGGAAGAACAATGAACGTAAATATAGTTAATGCATTCAAACTTTTTACAGAGGATGAATGTCAACGTTTATCAAGCAATCTTCCAGACCCATCTACATTTGAGTCTAATTATCATGTTTATTCCCTACAAAGAGGAATAGACGATTCCTGGTTTGAGGTAGTAACAGCAGCGGTTAAAAACAACAACCGTATGAAAATCTCCATATCTTCTTTAAGCAACTTAGATATTCATATTCATGGCAGCACAAGCTTTTATGCCGACAGTATGAACTGGAGCCCAAATGAGCTTGAGAAAAAAATGCGTGTTTTTGTTCCGCTGCTTGGCCACGAAGGTAAAGAGTTTTCTGTCTCGATAGGACGAATTGTGGAAACATTCACACCGCAAGTTGGTTATGGTTATTCCTGGCCAGCTTGGGCAACGCTTAGTTCTAATAAGAACTCAAACCTAGGCCTCGTTAATCTCGATGGAACCGTAATTGGTAAAAAGCTAAGTTAAAATTTTGCTACACTTTATAAGAGGTGTAGCGTGCATAACTTATCGAAAATACCCAAAGTAATACTGTTTTTACCAGTAGTTTTGCTTTGCTTTGTCCCCGCAGCCAAGGCCGAAACCTATACCGCATCGTCAGAAAACAGAGATTTTTACTTTACCTCTGAGGAGCCAGCAACCTTAACCATACGCACATACGCCCAACAGTATGGAATTGACTCAATGTTGTGGGTCTACGACGAGCAAAACAACGTGATTGTTGCAAATGATGACCATTTTGGTCTCGACTCTTACGTTACTTTTCAGATGATTCCCCAAGAGCAGTACAGGCTTCGCGCCGGAGTTTGTTGTGGAGACCCTGAAAGATGGTACGGAAACTCCTATCTAATTGAGCCAAGTATGGGTCCAAGCAATCAGCCAGCAGCTACGACCAGTACGACTACGACCAGTACGACTACTACGACAATCGCACCATATCTAAACAATCCTCAAAACCTAACCATTACATCAACCAATCAAAACAAGGTGTATCTGGCCTGGGACGCTCCAGAACAATCCAATACTCAGGTAGAAAGATACGCTGTTTTTTTCTCAAACGACAATTGGTCTTCCGGCTGGGCAATTTCTTCAACGCAGACATCTGCAATTGTTGAAGACTTAACGCCTAACACCGAATACCAGTTCAAGGTTCGTGCAGATAATGATTCTATTCCCGTGTATTCGGGGTGGAGTAATGAGGTATCTGGGTCAACTTTGCCGGTACCTACGACGACTACAAGTACTACGACGACTACAAGCACTACAACTACTACAAGTACTACTAGCACTATTCCGGAAACCACGACTACAAGCGTTTTCGTTTTTCCGACATTACCCCCAGTAGATACGGAGGAACCAGTTGAGACACCCTCGAGCCAAGGTGATACCGAAAGCAATGAACCCGTCACCTCGGTACCACAATATGCCGAAGAACAAGAGGAACCAGCGGAAGAAACACCAGTAGAGTCTGTTGCCGAAGCCGCTGTAGCGGAGATTGATACAACAGAAGTTTCAGCCACTGAACTTGCCAATGTTGTCTCCAACATTCTTTCTAGCATTAAAAACGCCGAAGAACTTGGCTCAGTAGTTAGCGACATTCTTGATAAGCCGCTTACTGATGAACAGTTTGAATCTGTTATTGATGAGGTTCTTTCTGAACCACTTTCAACAGAAGAACTTTCCGCAGTGCTTGAAGCTGTTTTTGATGAACCTCTTTCTGATAAAAAGTTTGACTCTGTAATTGACGCAGTCCTGGACCAGCCACTCTCCGACGAACAGTTTGCTGAAGTTGTCAGCATTCTGGAAAGCGACACTGTTACTGAAGAGCAAGTTGCCAGTGCTGTTGAATCAATTATTGAGAACGGTGTTACTGAAGACCAGGCCACTGAACTTGCTACCAGTGCAAAAGTTTTGCAAAGCATCGATGGTGACCAAGCAACAGAAATCTTTGCCACGGTCGACATCAGCGCAGTAACAACAGAAGAAGCCGCGCAACTGGTTGCAGCTGTTCAGGACGCGCCAACCGAGGTCAGAGAGGCGCTCGAGTCTGAAATAAACGTGTTCCAGGGGGCGATTGACACCTACGTTCCTCTTGGCTCAAGCGTCCCTGTCGGAACAAGAAGAGTAATCATTGGCGCTAGTGCTCTTGCAATATTTAGTGCGCCCGTACCCGTATCTAGGAGAAACTGATGTTTAAAAAAATTAAAGATGGATTAAGTGACCTCTCGTGGACTCTTGCTGGAACAGCGCTTGTCCTAATAACACTAAGCGGTCAAACAAGAACATATGGCATATGGATATCGGCAGTTGCTTTGACTGTCTACTTTTTCGGGTTGCTCGTTAGTAGCGACGAAGATTAAAAAATAGAAGGAAAAACATGGAAACAATTATTTCACTATGCGGAAGAATCGCCGCGGTATTCGGTTCTAGTGCTTTGGCCGCAATAGCTGGTGGCGCTGTTTTTGGCGTTGAGCTTTGGAAAAGCGCTGCAATAGCAGGCGTCATGTCTGCCGCTCGAGTTCTTGAATCCCTGATGGCCGCATACGCCGAAGATGGGGTTCTTGACAAGAATGAGATTTCAGAAGCTTTTGGTGGTACACCAAAACCTGGGAAGTCTAGCAAATAAACCTTCTGCTGGGTAAATAAAAGCCTTGCTAAAATAGAGATACCCAAACACGGAGGTCACCATGCCAAGAAAATATAGCTATTACCCAAGTTTTGATGGAAAAGGCGCACAGCCTGGAACCGAGAAGCTGGTTGAGCTTTGCGGCAAGAGATGGAAAACAAAAAACTTGGGGATTTATTCTCCAAGATTGATGAGAAACTCCAAGACTGCCGGCAAGAAGATTGGCGACCCAGGTATGGAGAAGTTCCTAAGCGTTCACGCCACTGGGGCGGCATGCGACGTTGGTTACACGGACCGCAAGGTTGGCGTTGAAATGTGGAACTGGTTTATCAAGTACACCAAAGAGCTTGGTATTGAAGAGATTCACGACTACGCATTTGACGCAAACCCCAAGGACAAGAACCAGGGGTATGGAAGAGGTTTTAGGTGCTCTCGCGGCGAAGGCGAAGCTGGGGTAAAAATTTTTACCGAGGCTGACAATGCCGGAAGTTTTGGAGGAAAGTGGCTCCATTTAGAGCTTTCTCCAGAAATGGCAAAAGACGCTGCAAAGTTTGAAGCAGCATGGCGCGCACTTCCTAAACCCGGTGCTTGATTCTAAATGGAAGCAATTACAGTTGCTCTCATCACTGCAGTAGGCGCTGTTGTTGCTGTCCTTGTTGAAAAGGGACGTCGTGAAAACAAAGCCGACCACGGGGTTGTCTCAGAAAAACTCGACATCATTGGTAAAAACCTTGGTCGTTCAATAGACCGGGTAGAAGCAACCGTTGTTCGCAACGAATCAAAGCTGGACCAACACATTAGAGACCACGCAAAGGGAGAGCTCTAATGGCCGGTAAAAAACCAGCAAAGCCAATGGCAGGACAGGCGAAACAAAAAGTCCAGGACCCAGAGATATACGGTTCCCTAGTTAAGTTTATTGGCTCAAAGCAAAGCCCCTGCACCTGTACGCAATGTGGACGTCAAGTTGTTCGCGGAATGGTAAGAATGAGAAAAGAGTCTTTTTTCTGCTCTGCAAACTGCGCAAAAGCCGACTGGCAAGCTACTCAGCAACCCACCGTAGAGGCCTGATTAGTATAAGATGACCGTGTTCGTCAATTGAGACGTACCCGTTTACCTGAATTTATCTAATGAGCGAAGAATCAATAATTGAATGGCATAACGACCATCACATTGTGAAGATTATTCTCAATCGGTCAAACTTCGTCATAGATGATGTTGTGTGCCCTGCAATCGAAGATTCTGCCGATTGTCGCCATGAATCCATCGATGGATGCCTAGTTAAGTGGTTTCTAATGCGCTATGGCTTTGACTGCAACGTTGGTGTGGTTCCTGCCGCGTCTGAGTTGGAGATTGCTTGGGCGCTCGTATCGGAATCACCATATGACCCAGAGCTATGGCAAGTCTGGGTAATACCTACATCCGATGAAGTCTTTGCTGCCTGGCTTGATTCTCAGAATGGCGACTCATCGTCAGAAGAAGCCAAAACAGACATTTGATGTATTCCGTCATAGAATCGTGAAACATCTGGATGCTTGTACGCCCGGTCCTTGTTGACTCGGTAGATGTTGCGACCTTTTTCTTTCTGCTTTGTTACAAGGCCTGCATCAATAAGAGTCTTAATTGACTTCTGAATATTTGATTCAGTTACTCCAAGATATACAGCTAGCGCCCTTTGTGTTATCGAGCTGTCTTCCATGATTGCCACAAGCACACGACCCGCAGGGCTAAGTATTGATATCTCGTCTTTCGAACAATATGAAATCATTTTCTGCTGGTCAAGAGTGCGCATGATTCCCTCGAGGAGTTCATCGTTGTTTGCTCCTGCGGCCATCGCGGTCTTTATCATCTCGCTCAAAGGCTGACGAAGAACGTGCTCGCGAGTTTTACTATCTTTTGTGCCCATAATGTTTGACTCTAGCAAAAAGACTTAGAGTATACTGCAGGAAACCACTGAACAACAGTGGAACCGTACTGGTCGGGAGTCATATGACAGAGCTTAGAGAAATATTTTCGAAGATGGCTGACGAAGAGTCAAGCGACCTGTGCCCTGTAGGACGACTTCTGGCGAAGTTCGACGAAGAAACAAAATCTGCGTTTACGCGCGTTCTGTCCTCGCCGGCATCAACCAGAGACATACATTCCGAGCTGACAAAAGCTGGATACAAAATCGGCCGAGACACTCTCGGAAGTCACCGGAATAACTGGTGCCGCTGTAAAGGATATAACGACGATGGCACGAAATGAAAAGAGCAAGTCGCTGGCAGATAGGCTGGCGGCAATCGAGCACCAGGCTGAGCACGAAGACGCAATAAAGTCTCGCCCAAAGCCTTCAGGATGGGAGCCAGGCGTTGTCTGGGATGGCAAAGCCGGAAGCGTCACCACAGACGCCCTCTATGAGACGCCAAAGTCGTGGGACGACGTTCTCCGTGCCCGAGGACTAGACCCAGACGTCTACGAAGTCGCCGGCGACACAATCCGCTGGTGCTCATACGACGGATGGCGCAAAGACTCTCCAGACGAGCCTGCCTATAGCGCAATCTGCTATTCGTTCAAAGCTGACATTCGCCTCAAGCGCAAGGTCGAGAAGTCTGAGATACCTGAAGAGCTCTACAAGGAAGCTCGTAAGGCAAAGAAGTCCACAAAGGCTGTTAAGTCTGGTGATGAAACTTTCCTCGTCACGCTCTCTGACTGGCAGACCGGAAACCGTGATGGCGGTGGAGTAGCTCGCCAGGCTGAGAAGATAGCACAATTGGTCGACTCAATTCCTCAGCGTTTAGCGGATTTGCGCCGTTCTGGGCACAACATCGGAACGGTTGCTATCGCCGGCCTTGGCGATTTGATGGAAGGCACCTGCGGGCACTACCCATCACAGCAGTTCCGCATAGAGCTTGACCGTCGCGAACAGCTCAAATTAGTGCGTCGTGGCATCCGTGATATCATCATGGCGACAGCACCTCACTGCGAGAAGATGATTGTGACAGCGGTGGGCGGCAACCATGGCGAAAACCGTGGACTCCAGGGCAAAGCTTTCACCACAACTGGGGACAACGACGATGTTGCTATCTTCGAGCAGATAGCCGAAATCCTCTCCGTAAACCCTGATGCATATGGGCACGTAGGTTTTAGGCTTCCTCTTGAGCGTCTTACCGTTTCGCTAAATCTGTCCGGTAAGAACGTTGCATTTACGCACGGTCACCTTTCCAAGCCTGGGGCAAACGCGGCACAAGCTGTATGGAACTGGTGGAAGGACCAGACTCTTGGTCGTGCACACGCCGGAGTAGCCGATGCAGACATTCTTGTTGTTGGTCATTACCACCACTTCAATGTCAAGGAACAAGAAGGCCGCGCGGTAATTATTGCGCCGAGTCTTACCCCAGTAGGCGAATACTTCCAAGATGCCTATGGAGTAAAGACACGTCCGGGAACACTCACAATGACCATCTCTGAGGAAGGGTGGGGGAATCTCCACCTTTTGGACTAATGGTTAACGCCCTTTATTTGATTGGAATGTCATGCTTGGCCGGCTTTATCGTATATCTAGCGTCAAAGGACTAAAGAACCTTGGCGACCCAGCCAAGATAATCGAATATATGCACACGCTCGAAGAGAGAGTGATAGATGCAGGCCTTGAAATTGACTCTCTCAAGGCAGAGATAGAACGTCTAAGCAGAGAAGTAAGCAGCAAGATTGCAGAAATACAGCACCTAGAGGCAGTAAACAGGGGTAAATGGTGAGTGCTATCATTGAAACAAAGCTCGAAAAGTTACGCCAAATTGCCATTATTGACTCCTTGGTATTTTGTATTTGCCTATGTTTTGCTTATGAAATAAGGGTTTGAGCAATGACATATCTGGAATTCGAAAAACTCGTCAACGAACAGTTCGACCAGTATGAAAAGACAAGCCCTGGAGACTGGCGCATAGGACAGGTCTACTTCAACCTTCTCTTTGATATCCGTCCTGATATTGCAGAAGAAATGCGTGGCTCTATTGTCGACCCATTCTTCAAACGCCGAATAACAGAAGTCGTTCGCAGCTTCGTAACGGACAGGTGGGACACACAGTGACAACAATCGTTGCAATTCAAGGGGACGGGTTTGCCGTCGTCGGAACAGACTCAAGAATCTCACTACTGAACGAAGACGGAAGCGCGTATCAAATCGCAACCCTCGGCGGTGGCACTAGCAAGATTGCAGCTAATGGCAAGTACTTGATTGGGGCCGCCGGAGATTTAAGAGCGATAAACATACTTCATCACGCATTCCAGCCCCCAGCTCCAGCACCGTCCCTTAAAGGAAAGCGTTTGGACTCCTTCATAACTACTAAATTTATTCCAGCACTAAGAGCTTGTTTCGAAGAACAGGGATATGTCCTAGTAGATAAGTCCGGTCCTAACAAGGCCGAACAAGACAGTCAGCTAATGGTCATAGTGAATGGCTGTGTCTATGTCATCGATTCTGATTACTCATGGATGAACGACAGCTCTGGGGTGTACGCATTGGGTACCGGTTGCACATACGCACTAGGAGCAATGCAGGTTCTCGCCGGTGCCAAGAAGATGTCAATATCTCAGGCTAAGCAAATGTTGTTAAAGGCGCTGGGGGTGGCGGCTAAGTTCGACCCAGGTACTGGGAGTCCATTTCAAACCTACGTTCAGGAGAATCATGTCAGAACAAAACAACCGGAATAATTTAACCGGAAGAAAACAACCCAACCTTCTTAAAGGTCTTGCTATACAAACTTCAGCATGGATGGCCAACGCTAATTGCCGAGGAAAAACAAACCTCATGTTTCCCAATGGCCATAAGGACATTAGCTACATTCAGACAGCAAGAAGCATCTGTTCTGAGTGCACCGTCAGCAAAGAGTGTTTAGAGTACGCACTTGAGTTTCCGGCAGCCGATATGCATGGAGTTTGGGCAGGGTTGACAAGTAGACAACTAGCTGCCGAACAGAAGAGAAGAGGCGTTGGACCTACGAGACCTACGCTCGCCCAGATGTGGGGCGAAGGCTAAAGAGTACAGACGATGAAGTTCAGATTGCCAGAAGCGGCAGTCAGAATGGGCTTCACATCTTCCCAATCAAGCCCACCGATACCGCAACCAATGCGAGGCATAGCAATGGTCTCTACGCCTGCACCAACAGCCATATCGTGCATACGATTAACTGAAACCTCAAGAGCTGTAACGCGAGCATCTCGACCTGGCTCAATCTGGGTAAAGAGATTGTAGAGACGGTAGGGGCCTTCTTCTTCGCCGGAGTTGATGTCACAAGCGAAGACTCCACCAAGACGGGCACGTTCTTCGTTGCAAAAAAGGTTGTACAACTGTTCGGCTCGAGGGTACATCTTGGCGATTTCGCGGGCAATCCCACCAGCCATAGCGGCTTTCATATTGACTCCATGAGCCAAGGCGTCGCATGGGATTTTAAGGGCATCAGTGTTGGATAGTTCAGTAAGCATGTCTTTATCGTAGCGAGCCACTTGCATTAGCGCAAGGGGACATATAAGATGCCTAACTATGACCACGTTTGGAAGCATATTCTCCGGAGCCGGAGGGTTCGACATAGGACTAGAACTAGCAGGATGGGAATGCCGCTGGCAGGTTGAATGGGATAAGGACTGTCAAGACGTTCTCCAGAAGAACTGGCCCGACATCCCTAAGTACCTGGACGTTACAAACGTTAAGGGAGATGAGCTCACCCCGGTAGACGCCATCTCTTTCGGTAGTCCATGCCAGGACCTTTCACTCGCCGGCACCCGCAAAGGCTTCGGCGGGGACCGTTCATCAATGTTCTTCGAAGCCACACGAGTAATCAAGGAGATGCGTGATGCAACAGGAAATCAATCCCCCCAATGGGTTATCTGGGAAAACGTCGTCGGAGCACTTAGCAGTCGAGACGGTGACGACTTTGAGGCAGTCTTGGCCGAAATGGCAAAACTGGGGGCGAATCACATTGAATGGGGAATCCTCAATGCGGAATACTTCGGAGTACCCCAGCACCGGCGACGAGTCTTCGTTGTGGCCCGTCTTTACACTCCAGGACGTGAATACAGTCCCATCGAAGTACTTCCTCTCGCAGAAAGCCGCAGCCGGGATACTTCGTCGCGCTCACTCCAGCACAATTCCCCAGGTGGTCAGGGACATCCTTGAGTCTGTAGAGAACGGAACTATCCACCGGATTGAGTCTGTTCACCCCTATATCGTGGATGGAACACGGGTTTCCAACGTCCGGGTGTACGAATACATCTACCCAACCCTCAAAGCTCGAATGGGCACAGGCGGCAACAATGTCCCTCTGGTGACCCAGGTTGACGCCAATGGGGTAGGGCGAATCCGCAAACTCACCCCTTCAGAGGTGGAAATGGTTATGGGGTGGCCAATGGGGCACACCCTCTTGCGGGTGAATGGGAGCGTCGTTTCGGATACCCAGCGCTACAAGATGTGCGGGAATGGGGTCGTCAGCCCTGTGGCGAAGTGGATAGCTCAGCAAATCGACAAAGCGTAGGATTTGCAATTTCCTAAAGCTCTGTTTATAATCACAGACATGATTAATCGCTACAAGGGTTATTGCAAGAGCTGCGACGGGTTCGTCCCAGCGGGAGAAGGCATCTACGACTTTGGTGCCACATGGTGTGGAGAGCTCATCCGGTGGCCAAACGCGTCTCTGGGGTACATCTGTGCACGTGAATGGAACAGTATGCATGACGGCCCAACCAAAACTGCCGAGTGCATCATCGCGGAGATGGAAGCCAAAGCTATGGAGGAAGAGAACATCCGTAGGGAGAACCTTCTCAAGAGTCTGATTGAAGGGGGAGAGCTTGAAGCCTTGGGCAAGAAAGCAAACGTTCGCTCACTCCAGGCAGTTATCACTAAGATTGCAGGAGACAAGACTCTGGCAGAGCTCGATTTGTATGAGGCCCTCCACGTTCAGACTGAGCTTCGTAAGCGCATCGGACAGAAGAACCGCAAGAAAGAGCTCGTGGAGTACAAAAGCAACGGAATCTGCTGGCGCTGTGGGGGAGCTGGGAAAGCCGACAAATGGATGCACACAGGGTACGTCTGCTACCAGTGTGGAGGAACAGGAAAAGCATGAAGAATCGCCGGCTGAAAATCACGGACAAATCCTGGTGGATAGGACCGATTGGGCATGGGAAGACAGGACCGACAATTCAAGGGTTCGTCGTACTGTTCTGGGGAATAGGAGTGCCTTTGTACGTCCTAGCCCTGATTATGACGAGGTAAAAGGGGCAAAAGTAGTAGCCGCCGCGCGTCGGTCAGAACTTTCCGCGATTTTGTAATTGACAAAAGACAATTTACCCGACCCTGATTTTGCACTCCTTGCAGTATGGGATGTTCGCGACGTGTTCGAGCTCGGGGGTGCAGTCGGTTCGTCCGCAGGGCATGAGCAGCTTTTCCCCGGTTGCCCAGGCGCGTATCTGATGGGCCGGCGTAGGGAGCGGCGTTGCTGCCTGGGGTGGTTCCGGCACACCCTTGTCGGCTAGTAGGTCGGCGTAGAGCCTGGAGGCCATCCACTCGTTGAGGGATATTTTGTGTTTCTTGCAGTGGGCGATGATTTGGTTCTTTAGCCACCCGGGGACTCGTACAACCATGTTGTAGTCCCCTTGTGGGTTATTCGCCGGCTGAGGCTGTCGAGGCATCTCGGTGGACCAGTGTCATCAGGTACTCAGTCAGTGTCATGTCGTAGCCATCGGCTAGTTCGCATACGAGCTTCTTGTCTGCCGGCGAGAGGCGAACGGTGAGTGTGGTTGTTTTGTTCGCGTCAATTTTGGGAGGTCGTCCCATTCGGGTTTTCATGTTGGCCATCTTTTCTTCCGGATGTTTTCTTCCGGTTGTTTAGTTCCTGGTTTTATTTACCGGATGTTTCGTTGCTAGGCAATTGAGCTAGTTCAATCTCCCAGGCTTCGAGCACTTCCTTGTATACTTCTGTGAATGAGTTCCGGTCCCCGTTGGTGTGAAGCGCTAGGGCAGCAGTGCCCCCCAGAAGAGCTACTGCTTTCTGTACACATGGGTGAAGATGTACCTGAACATATTCGCCTCGAGCTGAAGCTGCCCCTACTGCCTGTAGTGTGGCCCATGCCTCCGCGGGCTGGGGGGCCAACCCGTATTGCTTGTTCTGGTCTTGGAGGACTACGTACTTCCGTAGAGCGCCTGGACGCGGCATGTAGCTGTCGGCAATTGCTAAAGAGTCGAGTGAACGGTGACAGTCCTGAAGATTCAGGTCACTGAGTAGACGCCACCAAGCTTCGTAGATGACTTTGGCGGACGACTGAGGCACTACCTGGTTCCAGGTTGCATAGACGCGGTCTACGAGTTCAACTAGTTCAGTCTTCGTCAAGGAATCCTCCTCCAGATTGCCTGTCCATTGCCATGCCGGCGAAGCGCTCGATGTTCTGGGCGTTCCGGAATATCAGCTCGACGTCGTTGTACTTCTTGCCCTGTGGGTTTTGGCCCATGTGCCAGTCGCTGAAGCTACATCCCGTGATGGCGTCCAGGCATGTTTTGACCCCGTAGTCGTGGATTGCAGCGCCGATGACGACTATCCGCTGGTCCGACATCGCCGGCTTTGGTCCTCGACCGCTCCGACAGGTCAGTACCCAGTGCTGGAAGACCTGCTCGATGAGCTCTTCCGCCACCAGGGCCGCTTTCTGCGGGCGCGACTTGGAGCTCTTCTTGGGGTTCGGCGCATCTGGCCAGTCGAAAAGTGTTTCATCTTTTGGCATAAGTGGTAAGGACATCCTACCCCCAGGTGCTTGGGAGGTCAACGAGTAACTGGCGTTTGTTTGTAGCAGCTCTATGTTCCGACTAGAAAATCTTGGTACTCGACCGCGTCAGTCGACAGGAGATTTGGTTTTGGACAGAGTTGTCTTAGGCCCCCCACGGTTTATAGACAATTTCTAAAGGTCGCCGTTGATTGATGGACCGACACCTTGCTTCGAGTTACGTTCTCGCGCTGAACCTCGACTTACAACTTGGCGCGCTTCCGTATGTATCTCACGAGCTTGGACGCGAGGCTACGCCCACGTCCCCGTGTGTTACACCTGCAGGGGTCAGAATCCCTACGAGGCCATGCGTCTGTCAGTTGTGGATTGACAAGGTAGCACCGGGGTGGGTCGCACGGCCAGGAAAGCAGAAAAAATTTCTCTCATCCACCACCGTCATTTTTTTTCGCATGGCGGGAGCCCCGGACATCGGGTTTTAGGATGCAGCATCCCCAGGCCCTGGAATGGAAATCCCGGGGCTATCGAGTCAGATTATTTAAATCCGGTCTCTAGACCAGGGGGAGGAGGAATTTTTGGCTTTCCCACATGATGCCGATAGCTGCGTAGCCGGCGATATCCATGACTGTGTCGTCAATGGATTCGTTATTCGGGTCATCCTTCTTGAGGGTGAGGTTTTCTAACCGTGCAATTTTGTCGTGCATCCGGACCATCAGCCCTTGTCGACCGAAGCGGCGAATATTTTCAGGGCCGTAATCGCGTTGCTTACGTATCAAAGTTTTGACCAGCGTCTCTTCTTTGATTTTGAAATCATTTTCCATTCCCCACTCGAGCGCGTCAGCTCCGATGACAGCCCATCTACTGATTGCTGCATCAAACCCGGCGGGGCTGTGGAAGAAGTTATCGATGAAGTCGTCGTAGTCATCCCGGAGTTGTTCCAGGGAAGCTCTCTTACGTGGTCGAATCTGGCCGTAAATTATTTCAGCGGCTGTAGCGGCCGAAGAATTCCATGTCTCTAAGCTCATGAATGCATTTCTATCATATTTTTTCTCCAGGTCTTCTACATCTCGAGCTCTTCCGCCACCGTCATTTTATAAAAGACGAAAAGGGCGGGGCTATTGACCCCCATGTGTTTTTCCTTCGGCCCGGACGTGCCGGCAAAAGAAAAACTCCTGAGCCTCGAGGACCCAGGAGCTGTTCTATCTTTTACGTGTGTTTGAATGAATTTAGTCAAAAACGTTGGACAAGAGTCCAAACACGATTGCTACTGCGAGCAAGTGATTCATTACGCCTTCTTTTTGTCGTTTTTTCGGTCTTCTACTGGGTCACGAACTTCGTACAACCCGCGGCCAATCTTCCAGAAAACATCTGGGTGGTCGCCAATATATTTCAGTGCCGTCTGGTAGGAAATTTCTCCGATGTCTGCAATTTCTTTTGTAGACACCTGCTTGAGAATATTTTCTTTGCACCAGGCCTGGATGGAGGAGTACTTGTCTGAGCGTTTTGTCTTCGTCTCTAACTCGGCATCAATTCCGGCGTACTTCTCGAGAACTTCGTTTGCGACGTCGGTGCGAACCATATAAAGGCTCATTGCTGCCGGTGGACGCATGTTCCCGTTTGTCGCCTGAAGGACCCATAGTGCACGCAATTTTTCGTTTACGTACGTGAGCTCTTCGAATGAAAAGTTTTCACCAAGCTCCTTCATCCAGGATTCTCGTTCTCGTCTTATGAACTCGTCAGTTAAGTTAACCATAGCTCCCTAAAAATTATCCCTTTATTTCAACCCGGTGGTTTTCGACCCATTGTTCACCGCTGCCGTTGAGCGGCTCAATCAAATAATCAAGATGTCCGAATCGGAATCGAGCATCTTTGATGGTGACACCGAATATTAGGTCGTCCAACTTGACCATTCCCAATTTTCCTCGGTTGGCCAATCCTTCTGTAATTCCATCTTTTTGAATGATGTTCAAAATTGTTCCTTCTTTCGCTTTTAGCGCTGTTGAAATGTACATGCTGCAGCTGACAGTTGCAACGTGCAAAAACAAATTCTCTTCCGCCACCGTCGCTTCTTTCCCGCTGGGCGCGCGGGGCTTCTGATAGGGTGGAGAAACAATCGCGGAATAAGGAGTTCTCACGTGAATTATCAGGAAAAATGGTCGCGTAACGTTCTGGCGCTAAAAAATTTCGTCGAACGTAACGGCCATGCGAATGTGCCGTCGGCTTTTTCGGTCGAGCTCGAGGGAAAGCAAATTTTTCTCGGCCCCTGGGTCTCGAAGATTCGTTCGCAGCATCGAGCTGGGAAGCTGATTCCTCACCGGGCCAGAGAGCTCGAAGAAATCTCCGGGTGGCACTGGGACTCATCTCGCCCGGGCCCACGCGTTCCTGGCGGCCGTGATGAGGAAATACGCAATCGATTCGAAGCCGGCGAGACAACACGAGCAATCGCTAACGAGCTGAACCTAACCACTCAGCGCGTCAATCAGATTCTGCGGAAGAACCGCAAGTGAACAAGTACGGTTCCTGGCGTAGCGAGGTTCCTCAAGCTGGATGGGATATTGGGATGGATGAGTCGAAGGCAGCGAAACTAGGGTTCCTTGTCCTCATGTGGATTGGAATCTTTTGGGCGGGTTCGGCTTGGCTTGTTTTGTGGGTCATAAGAAGCTCCGGGTATACGAGCTTCGATGTGACCTGGTGGAAGCTGTATCTCACTTCAATCGTGTTGACCATCGTGAGAGCAATAGACAAACGCGCACTTAGATAGACAGAAACCCGACCCTGTCCAAGGGGCCGGGTTTCCTATCGCGTAGGCGAGCTTTCGCCTAGGAGGTGCAGCTAGCTCAAGCCAACGCGAGTTCTAGTTGCTGCTTCCAGATGATGAAACAGTTTTTCCTGTTGTCGTTTTGATTGACTGAATGAAACACGATGGCCATGACCACTTCGGCTTGCGGCCTGATTTCATTTCGTTGAGCATCTTGTTTGCAATGTCAACATCGTGCGCAATCATGACGCGTTCTTTGCGACAGAAATTGAAACACTGCACTGCGAGCGAGTCGTAGTACTCACCGTTAATTGCAGTGACTCCACCGTCTGTCACCCAGATGACTGGCGTCTTGTTCGATGTGCGCTTCTTCACGGCCCACTCGAGAGCTGGCAAGTCAACATTGTTTCCACACATGCGGTTAGGAATTTCTGAAACCATCTTTCCGTCTTTTGCAAGAACATGAAGGTTCGCATTTCCTTTCATGCCGCTGCCATCTTCTGCATACATTGCAACGAGAGCACCCGGTGCTTTGACAATCATGTTGTAGATGTCTTCTTGAGTGAAAGACATTGAACCTGATGCGTCAATCAGAATGATTCCACCCTTACCACGCGAACGCGTGTCGAAGATTCGGCGTTCAGGGTCAGTAAGCATTCGGTGAATACGACGAGGATTACGGCCGACAGTTGACGCGCGCTTCTTGCGAGCGATAGAGCCAGGCAATGACTTGTCGAGAATCGCTGTAACAGGATTCAGTTGTCCCCACGCTCCGCGCCAGGGAGCTACTTCATTGCTTTCATTTCCTTCTTGTGAATGCTTCGCAATGCTCTCTTCGATTTCTTCTTCAGAGACAGGAGGTTTGTCTTCTTCCTCAGATTCGCTTTGAGCTTCTTCCGGGTCAAGCTGAGCAATTGAGTCAAGCCATGTTGCGAGACGCTCTGTGTAGCCGAATCCGAAAGGAGCTGGCAGCGTTTCATCGTTAATCGTGCTGCCAAGGTCGCGCTGGTCAATTTTTGAAAACTCAGAAACAATCTTTTTTGCAATTGCTTTGAGCGGCTTGACCCATTCAGGATGATGTTTGCGCACTCCAGAGAGATAAAGCTTGAGCCCACCGGTCTCGGCAAGAATGACAGCTCCGTAGACTGTGTCGGCCCACTTGTTGAGTTGTGCATTGCGCTCGCCGCTGGCTTTTTCACTTCCAGTGATGAGAGTTTTGCGCATGTCGATTCCAACACGATTACAAAGATGATTGACGCGTACTTCTTCTACTGCGCGCAATGCGCGCTCTGAGGCCCACTTGCGTTCAATCCACTGTGGCCACTGTGTGCCCGGTGAAATTTTCGAGTGCATAACTTCATGCGCGCGAATGACGCGAGCCAATTCATCGTTATCCATCGGAACATTCATCTCGCGATTAGCAATGTCGGTCCATGGAAGGCCACGCTCTGGTGGACATTCGTTAACTTCCCAGCGGCCAAAGTCCTCATCCTTGCGGGTGATGAACTCTGGCTCGGCCGAGATGCGTGTGTTCGTTGCCATTACGAAACCTTGTCGATAAGAATGGCGTCAAGGATTGATGTGCCGCGAGAGCCGAACACCATGTGTGCAGCCTTCTCGTCTCCGAGCGCTTTGCGAAGCTTGTCGAACGCGTAGAACGAGCGGAGAGACAAACGACGATGACCTGCATCTGCCATCTGAATTGCGTAAGCGCGCAAGTCGTACGAAAGCTTTTCAAGAGCTGCTGGATGCGGGCGGTCGATGCGGATTGCAACAGGGAAGCGGTCCTTCAAAGCTGTAGGCAAGTCATCCATGTCTTCGACATTCGTTGTCATGACAACTGAGTAACCCTCGAGCGGCCGGACAATTTCGTTTGTCGATGGATGAGACCACTCTGCAGAATCGGCAGTGTCTGTCATTGCAAGCAATGTTGCAAACACGTCTCCACCGGCCTTGTCGATTTCGTCAACAACGAGGCGGCCACCCTTTTCTCCGTCGCCGCTCCATGCGCGAACAGCTGCACCTTCGTGCCATGTCCAGGTTCCGGATGCGTTCGGCATCCATGCTCCAGTGACATCTGCATTCGTCATGTCGTCGGTGCAAACAAGACGATGAGCTCCACGCTCGACTTCTCCGTAGTTGAGACCTGCGTAGGTCTTGCCGGTTCCTGGGGGGCCGAACAAGATGAGACGGTCGATGCCGGCGTTAAGAGCATCTGCTACTTCGGCCCAGCAGCCCTCGAGAGGCATTGCGGTAATTGAATGTGACATTTGATTTTCCTCCTAAGAAAATTCGTTTGGTGACTTGAACCCGGGTCGGTAATATCCGTGCCCGACCCGGGAACAAGAATGTTTGCTAGGCCGCGCTCGAAACGCGGTTGGCGGACTTGGACTCGACGCTTACTGGCGTCGTAAGGATGCGGGTGAAGCTTGTTGTCTTCGTGGCCGCGTCTGCAACATCTTGTGCGATGAGCTCTGTCTTGACAGCTGCCTTGAGCTTGTCAGCATCGACCGTGAGCTTCGTAACCTTCTTGAAGATTGCTGGCTTCACAAGACCGGAGAGAATCTCCACGTCGTAGCTGGAGCGTGAGCTTTCGCTGATTGTGACTTTGACACCGTCGACAACTGTCATCTCGATGCCTGCTGTGGCGTAAGCAAGCTTGAGCTGTGACTCTGCTTCCTTCTTTGCAGCTTCGGCAGCTTCGAGAGCTTCCTTGGCGGCGATGAATGCCTTAGCGGCTTGGTCTGCTGTAATCATGATTCCTCCTGAATCGTGTTGGTGGCTTTTGGAAGATTTGGGGCCAGGTTCATCCTTTCGGTAGAACCCGACCCCCACTCTTCTTCTGGCCATTTTGGCCCTCCTTGGTGAGGTGCACCTTGTAAGGTACAGGTGACAATCGAGCTTGTCAACCTGCATTACAAACTTTTTTAGATTTTTTCCCGAGCTGCCAATTTCACAGCCGATGCGAGAACTTTTCCACGAGCCATGAGAGCTTCTACGGCCGTGATGGCGAGCACGAAACGAGCGTCGTTGTCTGTCTCCCCCCAGCTTTCGTTCAGCTCATCTACAGCTGGCTGGATTGCAAGCAGAATTTCTGCCATCTCCATTGCGGTTTCTTCGATGTTCATTTGTGCCCCTTTCATCTGGCGGGGTGAACCGTACACCTGTCAGGGACAAGCTGCAACATCGCCGGCGAAAATTCTCGAGCTCAAATGCTGCGGCCGGTAAAAAAAAAAAAAATCCAGCTCTCTTCCGCCACCGTCACTTTTTTTGTCCAGGGTCGGGCGGGACTCTCGAGCTCATCCAGGCCAGCAGCGCGCTGATTCGGGCCGTCTGGCTGCGTCTGAAAAAAGATGCCGGGAGCCCCGCGCTCCGTGAAAGACCCGGCGGGGCTACTGGGGCCAAGACGCAAAAAAGCCCCCACCCGAAGGCAGGGGCAATTTTTTTCTAGCTAGAAAGGGTTCGGCATGTCCATCGCGCGGGTGTGCCAAGCGCCGGTGTCCCAAAGTTGGCGGCCAAAAGTGACTGCAACCTCAAACATCCGTTGCTGAGAGACCTTGTGGTTGTCCCAAAGCCCGCTCACGATGTCGGAGACAAGGCCATTGAAGGCCTCGGCTCCAGTTGTCGCAAGAGTGAAATAGTGCTCATCGACCAAGTCGAGAAGTTCGGCATCCGAAAAAATCCCGTAGTCGATGTATCCAGAAAAACTAGTCATCGGTCTTGTCTCCCTGAACTTCGGCGGCTCCGTGATAATCGACGGTGTGAACGTAAATCTCGGTGTCGATGTGTTCGTACTGGCCCTGAGGCTCAACGATGGTCACTTCCATCGGGAAGTCCTGAACGTAATCCTGAATGTCGTCCTCGGTGAAGTCGTCTGGTACCTCGATGGTAATCCAGACTTCAACATCGAGCGCTTGTGCAAACTGAACCTTTTTCATCAGTCCTCCATTTCGTCGTCGTCTGCAAGGAACGATTCGAGGTGGTGTCCCTCGATAATTGCCCAAGCCGGTGCCGCTGTCTGGCCACGCCAGAGAGAAACGCCGCCAAGGTCAATAAGGCGGTTGCTCTCGCCCTCATTGAAGGCGTCGATGGCCTCAATGCATGGCTGCACCATTGTTACTGGCACCGGTGGGAAATGATTGCTTGTCAAATGCCAACTGAGTGCACGCTCAAAGCTGGACACTTCGAGCATTCCTTCGAGACTTTGCTGTCCCATGATTAGTCCTCCAGACTTGCCGACCCGTTGTCGGCAGAAATAAATCTATCGGTGTGGCTTGCAATGTGCAACACGCAAGGCTACGATTATTTATCTAACAACCTTTAGGAGGGTCAAATGGGAATGGACGTCATGGGCAATGAGCCTAAGTCCGAAGTCGGAAAATACTTCCGCAACAATGTGTGGTACTGGCGACCACTGTGGAACTACTGCTGTGAAGTGGCACCGGACATCATCGGTGAAGAACTTGCAGACATTGGCCATTTCAACGATGGTGCCGGTCTCGATGCCGCGCAAGCCGAACAACTTGGCAACCGTCTCATTGCCGAGTTCGTGTCCGGTCAGACGGAAGAGGCTAAGCGCAAGTACGACCTCGAAATCTCCGAGATTCCACTTGTCGACTGCACCTACTGTGAGACAACTGGAATCCGCACAGACGGAGTAGGCGAAAGCATGGGAATGCCGACCAAGGAACTTTCCGAGGACAAGGCAATTATTCTCGGGCGCACTCATGGCACCTGTAACGCCTGTGACGGTCTCGGAAAGCGTGAGCACTACGCAACGAGTTACCCGTTTGACGTTGACAACGTCGTCGAGTTTGCACGATTCTGCATCGACTCCGGCGGCTTCGCTATTTACTAGCCCGACCCGAAAAGGCCCCCGCTGAGGAAACTCGGTGGGGGTTTTTTTTATTGCCGGGCCGGCAGCTCGACATCCGCCACCGTCGTTTTTTCGGGCACGCGTGAGCCCCGCCCCCTCCCTGACGGAGTCGGGGCTTCTGACTCGGGACGTAGAAAAACCCCCCAGCAGCGAGCCAGGGGGCCTTTCAGACGTCGAGTTCAGACAGAAACTGAACCGAAAATGGCTTCGTGGAACTTTTCACGGTCGAAGCGCGCGTTGTTGCGCTTGAGGGCATCAGCCATGCAGCGAACAGCCACGCAAAATCCGCTCTTTTCTTCTTCCGTCTCAAGACGCTTGAAGTCGATGCGAAGTTCTTCGGCCAGTTGGCGGTAGTCCTTGCGGGTCATTTTTTTCTCCTTTCTTTTTTAATTCGGGCGGCGGGATTATCCGAAAACAGTCCAGCCGTTTTTTGTCAAAAATTCTGCGACCATGTCGAGACATTCTCCGTCGGTGGCTTCTTCGCCTCCAAGATTCAGAATGCGAATAATTTCTTCGATTTGCTGCTCAGGCGTCACGGGTTCCCCTTTCCTTATAGACGACAGCACGAAGGATATCGGAATGGCTATCAAAAAATGCGCCATCAAGAAAAATAAATCTCAAACTTTTTTTGACATTTCCAGACGCAACGTCCCTTAGCGAAAAATTTTTGGTGAGCTGGCACGTCGGCCGGCATGGCCGAAAGAAAAAAACCCCAGTTCTCTTCCGCCACCGTCACTATTTCACCACAGGGCTGGCGGGGCTCCCAACCCCCGCTTAGCTGCTCCAGCTGCCGGCTACGTAGCTTCTGGATGGGGAAACGAAAGCCCCGGGCCAGCTCCGCCGGATGCGGGTATTTTTTAAGTTTCGGCCCCACGGCCGCAGCAAAAAAAGTCCAGCTGAGGTTGTTTTTTTATTTTCGCCAGAGTAGATTAAAAAAGAACTACTTCTCGTGGGCGGAGCCATGCCCAAAAACAGGCTGGACCCCCCTTTGAGCTGGCGCTTTGCCTGGTTCGGGCTCCAAATTCCAGGCAGCTGAGCTCACGTGGTCGCACGGCCGGAGGAAAAAAATTTCCAGCGCTGGCTTCCGGCAGCTCCGACGCACGCTGGAACGCGTCAGCCCCGCAATCCCCAAGCGAAGCGCGGGACTCTCGAGCATGTTCTCGAGATGTTTCTTGAGCCATGGTCCGGTCGACCAGGAAAAAATATCAATTTCAACGTTGTTATTTTCACCGGCAGCTACGTATGCTCGCATCACCTATTTAAAGAAAGGGTTTCAAATGGCAACTAACCACAATTACCAGGGCCTTGAGTGCACCGTTGTGTGGGCTGACAGTCCTGACGGGGAGGAAGATGTTTTTATTTCATTCCTTCCTGAGGAAGACACGGTCGATGACGAAGAAATTTTCTTCTACTTCACTGAAGAGGAGGTCCAACTTCTTCTGAAAGCAATCTTGGAACGCCGCGAACGCTTCTCGGTAAACAGGGAATGGTGGATTGAATTGATGTGCGATTATGTGTTGGTCTACCAATGATTATCGGTGCAGTTTTTTTCTTCCTGCTGCTGGTCTCAATTTTTGACTAGCCGCTAACTCAAGCTTTTAAAACCCCCTGTTGTTTTGTGCGACAGGGGGTTTTTGCTGTCCCAGTACTTTTTTGCAATGCAATGTCCGATTCCGACAGCTAAGCCGCCTTGGGAAAAAATTCTGACTCTGGTCGCATCCTCTTCCGCCACCGTCATTATTTCTGACTGGGGTCGGCGGGGCTCTTTACCTCCAGCTCAGCCAGCTCGAGAATCAAATTTGGTCTTCCGGCCGTGCGGCCCAGAAACCAGACGGCTCTTTTTTTTGCATTTCAAAAGTCGGCCGAAACTTGAAAAATGCGACTTTTTTAAAAGCCTTATTTTGCAAGGGTTTCAGAACCCCTTTTTTCGTTCTCGGTCTCACGGCCGCAGAAAGTTGCCGGGAACTGGGCTGGTCAAAGAATTCGTACGTACATCCACATCGCGCTTGCAATGAAGCCCCGCCATCAAAGATGACTCTTCGGGGCTCCCGCGCTGATGCCGGGCGAAGGAACGTGGATGCGTGCGTTTCGGTCTCCCGGCCGTGGGAAAAAAGAAATTCCAACTCAGGTTGTTTTTTTTATTTTCGCCAGATTAAATAACAAAAGAGAGTTTTCACGGGGGCGGAGCCATGCCCAAAATCAGGCTTCCCCTGCCTTTTGAGGCTCGGATTCGCTCGGAGCTCGGCGTTCGGTCGGAAAAATTCTCCACCGGCTCGGCAGCTCCCGGCAGCCACGAGTGAAGAAAAAACTGAATCCGCCCGAGGGAGCGAGGTAGCCCCGCTACCGAAGGTGGCCCCTCGGGGCTCTTTACCCCGAAGCAGCCAGCTCTTTCCCGAAGCCAGTAAGTTTTTTCATGCTCCGGCCGTGCATTTTTTTGTTCCGGCCTAACCGGACGGTCGGAAATTTTCTACCGGCGGTCGAAGCACGCATCGGCGCACGGGCAAAGAAAAACCCCACCGGACGAATCCGATGGGGTCGTTCTTGTTGTGGGGGGTTCTAGTTCGTCAGGAACGACGAGAAGGCGTTAGCCAGAGAGCCAGTCGCAGAGCCAGGGTCAATCACAGGCTCGTCAGGCTCGTCTGAGAAGCGCAGAACGGACGCAACGCCATCGTCAGCGTTACCGACAACAGCGAGGCGCACACGACGACGGGCAGGGTGCTCAGAGGGCGCACCCTCAACCTCACCGTTGGCACCGAGTGGTGCAGCCCAACCGCTTGTGACGAGAGCAAAGGTCGTGAACTTTGTCTTGCGCTCGCTCATGGGCTTGGACAGAATTTCATAAACGTCCTCGGCCATATCAACGATGGAAAGGACAACTTTGTTTGACTTACCGACAGTCACTCCGTAGATACGGGCACTGGGGATTTTGAAAGGCTCATGAAGGGTGTCAGAAAAAACTTTGTCAAGTTCCTTCTCAACCATCGTGGCTGTTTCGGACATTGGGATACGCACAATTCCTCCTCGGAATAATTTGGACTTCCTAAAAATACCTGAGCAGCGACTAAAAAACAAGGCTATTCCTTCTCTTTCTTTGTGTAGTGATTACGCCATTCTGAGGGGGCGTGTTCTTCCTCAACTTCGGTCTTGTGTTGTTCGTCTTCGTACATGCGAATGATGTGCATGCAGGGGTCAAGCCCTTCACCGAATTCTTCGTCTTCCGAACGAGACATTGGAATTCCATCGTGGGTGTAGCAAACAGGTGCACCGCACCAGCCTTGCGTGAGGCCTTGAACTATCCATTCCTCAAAAGTTTGTGCGTCTTCCGCCACCGTCATTATTTCCTTCACTCGTGAGCCCCGCGCGACCGCTGTGGGGCTTTTCGCCAGTTTGCCGCTGCTTGCCGCCGATGTCAAGAGCTTTTCCGCAGTCTGGGTCTAAGCCCCGCTCCTGTCTGGGTCCCGGCGGGGCTTCTGGGCTCGGAGAGAGCGAAGACGTCTGGACAGGGGGGATTTTTCTGTTTCGGCCCTGCGGCCGTGCGACCGAAACGCGTTGAAAAGTTCCAGCCCGGCGGCGAGGGGAGAAAAAAGCGGGGAGAAAGCGCCCGAAAGCAGTTTTTGGGCAGAGCTCCGCCAGCACAAATGGTTTGTTTTCAAAGCTAGCCTGGGTCGGAGAAAAAAACAACCCGAGTCGGAACTTTTTTTGGCTGAGCTGGCACGTGCCGCCGGGAAGCCGGAGAAAAACGCTGGCGAGCTGGCGCTGGGGGTCGAAAGCCCCGTAGTCAACTACAGATGCTCGAGTTTCGTTTGCCGGGAGTTGCCGGGAACCTCGAGCCGACCTTCGGGCCAATTTTGTCTTCGACCTGAGCTTCCGCTGCTGGCTCGAGCCGGGCCGAAGAGATTGTGAATTGCATAAAGCCAACGCGGGGCTATTGAGTAGCGGAGTCTCGAGCTGAACAGGTTGCGTAGTGACGAAGCTGTGTTTGGGCTCGCAGAGTGCAAACACGCTGAGGAACGTAGCGACCAGTGTAAGCGAGAGCGTAGCGGGGGTTCCGGGGCTGACGAGTAAGTCAATTCGCCGGCATTGACCGTTAAGAAACTTCTACCGGATGTCCATCGACGTGGTCTTCCATGCGGTATTCGCAAGAAGTGCACAGCGGACCCGACTTAAGGTCTTCGGCTGTCAGCTTTTCAGTTGCGCCCCATCCCCATTTACATTTTTTCTCGGGATGGCCAGCAGCTCGAACCACATCTTCGAGTTCACGAATTTCTTTAGCGACCTCAGGGAAAAACATTTCAATCTCTGCAAGTTCGTCTTTGTGCGCAAATGCACCGCATAAACATTCGCCCGACATGTGAATCAGGTCAGAGACGCGGTTGCGAGGGACATCGCCAGCCCAATCACGGTACGTGTACAGGTCTGTTTTGGTCCAGTTTACGAGTGGTGACACCCAAACGATTGAGCCCGTGCGGTTTAATTCCGGAACGTTTGCTCGGCGCGCAGACTCCGTCCGACGTCGGCCTGCAAGAAAAACTACACGTTCTTGACGTGGCTTCTTCACGATTTCACGACGTGCCTGGTGAAGTGCACGTTCTTTTAGGCGCTGATACATCTTGAAATGAAATCCGGGTCCTGGAAAGCCGCTTTGAACGATTAATTCTTTGTAGGTCGACCCTGCAGGAGGAAAATATTCACGGAGCTCGAGGTTCCACTCCGCACAGGTGTCTCGAACGAACTGCCGAGTCTCTTCTATACCTATGGTGGTATTGGCATGTATGGCGAAGTCCGCACGGTCACGGAAAAGATGGGCTAGACATGTCGAATCATTTCCACCGGAGTAAAGGATTGCGGTGCCTGCGAGGCGTCGATTGTCGTTGGTTACCATCTCGTGGATGCCCCAATCAAGCAATTGATGTGACTCCGCAATGAGCTCGTGCATTCGTGCGATGCGTTCTTCGTGATTTAGCTCTTGGACCATGGCTTCAGGCATGGCGAGTCGTGTTAGGTCGGGCTGTTCCATATGGTTCTCCAATGACAATCTGCGTTTGAACAATACCACGACGACCGAAACAAAAAAACATCACTGACGTTGTGTTTTTATTTTCACACAGCTACGCTGCAAGCATGAAAAATTCAAATCCCGGTAAGGTGGCAATGCCATGAATCATATCCTTGGTGTTTTCTTTGTGATTGGAGTACTTGATGCAATCTTTGGATAGTCAGAAAAAACCTCTTGTTGGTCGCAGGGTCTGCCTTGTGAAGACAACAGACGAATACACAAACCTCGTTCCAGGAGCGGAGGGCACAGTCATCTTCGTTGACGACCTCAAGACGGTCTTCGTCCACTGGGATGACGGTTCAAGCCTCGGATTGATTCCCGGTGAAGACAATTGGACGTATCTGAGTTAATTGTCTGCCCGTAGAGGCGCTCTTCCGCCACCGTCAATTGTTTGCTGTGAACCTGGCGGGGCTGTCACCCCCATCTCTCTGCGTAACGCGTTGCTCCTCGAGCCGATGAAGACTGGGTCAGTGCGACCAAAACAGGGAAATTTTTCACGACCTGGAAAGTCTCGTTTTTGACAACTTCTG